TCAGGCCTTGATATCGAGGCCCGCTTCGATTGCGGCTGCGATGAAGGCCTTGCGCGCGTCCTCGGGCTTTTTCCGGCCTGCATCGACGGCGGCGCAGATCAGCAGCGCCTTGTCCAGCGCATCGCCGTCTTCTATCGGCCAGTCCTCGATCAGCGCCCAGGAGGCGGCCTGCGTGGTTTCGATGCTCGTGTAATCGCCCGGCGTTTCGAACGCGATCAGGACGGGTTTTTGCCAGCGCGTATTCATCGCCTATCCATCTTGGTTGTTGCGCCCGGCTCTAAACGAACCGGTCAGGATGCGCAATCCCGTTGCGGATGCGTTTCTGCCGGTTGCGGTGCGGTCAGTCGTCGCGCCCGAACAGCCAGTCGCGAATGATGCGCCGGTCGATGAGTTCCAGCGAGCGGTCGGGCGCAATGCGATAGGTTTCCACCGCCCTTGTGCTGCCGTCTATGCGGAATTCGTGGCTGAAGGTGCTGCCGATCGGTGATTTCGTCAGCTTTGTGCGCGGCTGGCCCCTGTAGATGATGCTGCCGGGGATGGGTTCGACATAGGGCGCGGGGCCGACATAGGCGGTCGTGCCGGCGGTGCATCCGGCAAGTGCCAGTGCAAGCGCGATAATGGCCGATGATGCGAGCGTTTTCATCCTGTCCTCCGAAGTGCGTCTGTGAAAACGAGATGGAGGCGCGGCGGTTCCCGGCGGGCAAGGGGCCGGAGGCGATTTTCCCCGACTATTTGCTTTTCGGATTCTGAATGTCGCGCGCGACCCAGCGAAAGAAAAAGTAGACGAGCAGGCCAAAGATGAAAAGCGGGATGAGGTTCGCAAAACCGGACATATGATTCTCGTTTCTCCCTCCCTGCACGGGGTCTAACCGGACTGAAACCGGCAAGGCAAGGCAAAGGCGTGACACGACCGGTAAAATATCCGTGTGCCTGCAAAGGAGAATTTGAGGGCCTTGGGGAGGGGCGGGAGAGATCTGGCGCACTGCCAGTGATGCCAGATCTCTCCGTCTCCCGCCAGTTTCAGGGTACGGGGGACTGGCCCTTAATATGACGGACAACTGCCGATAGACATAGGCCGAGAAATTACCACGAATAAATCGCTGGTTTGACGGGTCCGCGTGAAGGCTGGCCTGTCATTCGCATCCCGAGCTTACCGCCGCGATATAATTAGCCAGAGAATTACTTCAGGAGAGGGGCGAATGGGCCGCTTCCTAGAATTGCCGGTGTAACCCGTTGAAACGGAACAGGATGCCCATCTGCAATTATGGTGCCGGACCCGCAGGAAAGGGAACTTTTTGCGCGTTTCATCATTCAATCAGGCAGACACATGCCAACAGCGGAGGGTTAAACATGCTCGGCACCATCCTCGTCATCCTGCTCATTCTTTTCCTGATCGGCGCGCTGCCCAGCTGGGGTTACCATAATTACGGCTACGGTCCGTCGGGTGGCCTCGGACTGGTACTGGTCATCGTTCTGATCCTTGTCCTGCTTGGACGGATCTGACCGATCGGCATATAAGATGCAGCATTGCCCGCGACGGCGCAAACGCGCCGGATGCGGGCTTTGTTTTTTTCCGAAATATGAAGCAGATACAAAAAGCTTCGGAATCTTAAGCGCTTAGGTGACCCACCTTTGCTGCGTGCCGGTCCAATCCGAAAAAACACTACATTCGGAACGAACCCTCTTGCGCCCATAATGGATTCGTTCTAAATGCCCGCCATCGCTTGATTGATGAGCGTGTGAGGCCTCGTGGCGGAGTGGTGACGCAGAGGACTGCAAATCCCGACAAAATGTAATGTTTTCAGTAGGCGTTCTGAATAAGACGACCCAAAACGGTACATTTTCTGCCGAATACGGCCTTTGATTTCATTCACAACTTTTGACTATTCAGAACGGCCAAAACGCTTTTTCGTGGCCTCTAGAACGCGCTTCTCTGTCTCTTTCGCATACCCGCGATAAGCCGAAGCCGTCTTGTGCTTTGACAGCACTCTGCCTTGCCCTTCGGTAAGGCCTTTCTCCTCAAGCTCCGTCATCCCGCCATGCCTGCACATGTCCAGGCTGAACTCGCGGGCCGAAAGTTTTTTGTCTTTCCTGAGCTTGTCTGCCATCTCCCTGACTTCATGAGCCAAGAACGTGCCATCGCCAAAAAGCTGGCCGTTCTTCTTGCACACGATTGATGTGCCATATCTCGGAGCCTTGCGAAGAACCTCTTCAGCTTGGGAATAGAGCAGGACTTTCGATCCATCTTCGTCGACGAACTCAAGCGGATGCAGCGCCAGCGCATCATTCTTACGATGCTTCAGCCGGATCTTATCGGGATGGTCGGACGCTCTATAGCCTGTCCAAGGCGCAAAGCCGGCGCCGATTGATGACGGGCGCATGAGCCATTCAAAGGCAAGCACAGCGGCTGCAGCCAACTCCCCGCGGCCATTCTCAATAGCCCCGTCAGCGAACTCATATACCGCTTTACGATCGACATAGCCCTTGGTGGCCTTCTGACGTCTCTTGACGGTGACGCCTTCCCACGGGTTCGCAACATCGTTTCGGAATTGGTCGGGATGGTGAGGCCTCGTGCGCTTCCACATGGCCTTACAATAGGTGACGACCTTTTCACCCATCCGGTTGGCGCTGTCGCCTGAGAAATGCAGATAGACCTTTTCGGCAGTGCTCACGCCGACGTTGTTGACTTTGGCATCACCGAACCTGACCTTGTCACCATTCGGTTTTGTTATCTGGACATCTGTCACGCGCTTGAAGACACGCTTGTAATCGGCCCGGCTAAACTCGCCTACGCGCTCCAGAAACGAATTGTGAGACAGGTAGACGTTCACAAGCCACTCGACAGTGCCGTATCGGCTCGTATCGGGCTCATGACGCGGGTTGGCCTTCTCCCGGCGCCAACCCTCCAGCCTATCATTCCAGATCTTTGCTGCAGCCACCAGTTCAGCTTGAGAGAGGTTTACGCCAAGAGCCGCGCTGCGATAGGGGCAGCCAGCCTTGCGGTATAGGGTAGGGCACGTCCAATAGTAGCCGGTCGATCCGTTGGCCAGCGTCTTGAACGAGGTATATGGGGGCATGGTGACAGGTATCATCACCACACTTCCGGGTCGGCGTTTTCGTCTACGCCAATAGCCTTGTCCAGGTCGATCTTCCGCCACGCTCTGAATCTGCCCTTGCCGGTTCCGGTCTCGATGAACGGCCTAGGCCACACGGTCCCAACACGGCTGATGAAGGCATCGACCGTCTTTTCGCCGGCATAGGCTGCCGCGTGTTCATCTCTAAGGACAGCAGGCCAGCATCCGGCGGGGATGACAGCATGTTTCGTCATTCGTCCCCGCTTTCCCCGCTATCCACAGCGGGTTTATGCACAGGTGATCCCTCGCTCCTTTCAAGCGCCGCTCGGCCGGCGTCAGTAATGCGGAAACGAACCCACCCGTCATTTATGCCGGACGCGACACGCTCAACGGCATCCTTGGCAATCAAGCGCCTCATTGGGGCATAGCAGTCATGCGCTATCTCAATGCGGACAGGCTTGTTTGCCCTTGCGAACATTTTCAGAAGATATTTCTGCGCTGGGCTTAACCGCATCACCGCTCCTCTTTCTCAAACCACAGCAAGACCTGGCGGGGGGTGTCGAAAAAACCAGCCCGCGATATGCGGCCGCCGTCACAATCGAGGGCGCACCAACGGTTATTCATGAGCTTTGCGGCAAGGCCCACCACCTTTCCGGTATCGGAGACGATGCGGCGCATGTCCTTCCCGGCTGATTCCATCTTCATCACCGCTCCTCCGATTGCAGGGCGCGGATGGAAGCAGCGATAGCGCGACCGGTTGCGATCCCAAGGCGATAATCACGAACGGAATCATTGCCGTTTTCCCAAGGCTGAATATCCCGCTTGCCAAACGCTGACCAATCCACATCGCGCTCAGCGACTTGTGCGGATTCCTCCAGCGCCTTCCCCCTTGCCTCCCTCTCGCGCTTCTCTGCTTCGGATAGGAGTTGGCGGGAATGTTCGCGTTCTGCCATAATGGCTTCGGCAATATCGGCAATGGACGCAGCCCTAAGTCCCTCCTGTGTGCCGCCACAGGACTCTCGGCAGTTGCAAAGCATTTTGTCCAGCGCCTCCTCGGCAGATTTCATGATGTCGTCGGGGATATCAGTCATGGCCGCCCTCCTGCTTTGCGGGTGCTGCGGCGCGAAGTCGCCTATCGATCTCTGCGGCAATAAGTGCTCCTGCCTTTTCGAGGTCTCGCTGAACGCCCGAAGGCTTCCACCATTTATCTGACCACGGCCAAGCTGGAGGCGGGATGTCTTTCACGCCGCCATCATGAAGGGCATAGCAGGCTGCCGCCTGAAGAAGCTCCCCATTCACGTATTGATCGTCGCGTTGTGGTGTCCACCCCTCTTGCTCTATCTGGCGTCGGCGTTCGGCGGCGATGGCTTTTGCTCCCTCGCTCCCCGCCACGTCCTGCACCTGTGCGGAGAGGGCGGAGCGAATGAGCGCTTCGTGATGATTTTGCGCGGCGGATTTGGCGGCTTCGATATCATTGAAGGGCTTCAGACGAGCATCGTCATACGGCACGCCTGGAACCCAAAGATACACCGGGAACTTGTTTCCGGCTGAAGGACGAATGACATATGCACCCTCGATACTGTCAGCATTCAAATCAAGGCTGCGATCAGTGAACTGTGTCCATTTTAAAGCCTTCACGGCCACGGATGGCGCGGGCTTCTTCACGCAGCTTTCGTCACATTGACTTGGATGGATGCAAGGGCAGTTGTAATTTTGGTGCTCGAAGGGCCACGGCTCCGCAGCGGACAGGGCGGCTTCGAGGGCGGTGCGCTTGTTCCACACTGCCGCCGCGTCTTTTTCGGCATCTTCTTTTTCGTCATGCTTCCATTCGCTCATCGGCCCCAGCATGTCGTCGCAATCAGTACATTCGACGTGGGCAATCCACCCCTCGATATCTGAAAGACGGAACCGCAGATTATTGCCGCCGCAAAACGGGCACGGTTTCAATGCTTCACTCTGCATGGTGTTCGCCTCCTGTGCTGGCGAGGGAGCGGAAATCTGATGGGCCGAACCAGTCCACAATGCGGTCCTTTTGGCAGGCAACGTCGGTCCAGCCGTTTTCATCGACCCAATCTTTCGATACGGCGCGGAATGGCTCTAGGATGGCGTTCAGCCGCTTCACCGCGGCCTCTGCTGCCTCGGCGCGAGCAATAAGCTCACGTTCCTTCTGTATGGAAGCCTTTTTGGATTCGGCATGCCGTTCGCGCCGGAACTGGATGAAGGTGGCGACAAATGCAGGATCGACGCGGAAATCATCGCCGTGCTTCGAGAACATTTCCGATCCGCCGCCAATGGCTTTGGTGATTTCGACTGTCGCCGCTTTAATCCAAGCGCTCTTTTCCTCGTTCTCGCGCTGCAAGCTTTCGAGGGTGGATAGGAGTTCGGATATGGTGACAGGGTTAGTGGCAGCGATATACACGGCTGCATTCCGCTTCTGGTCTTCGCTCCAGAACAAATATTCGCCTTTCGTGTCACATACGCGCTGACCTGTAGCGTCATCGCAATAGACCGCCGTTCCCTCAGCTTCCCATTTCCCGGGGGTATGCGTCACGCCTTCCAGCGCCTTCTTGATCTCTTCCAATGCGGTCATGCCAAATCCCTCGACGGCAAACGGCCGGCAACAGCAACTCCGCTCAAAATTCGAGCTGTGGCGTAGCTGGTGGCCTCGTGTTCTTCGTAATCGCTCCAGATGCCGAACAGCGTGTTGGCAAGCTCGTGCGGATCAATGCCGACTTGTTTCCAGTAGGCCGATTCATTCATGCCGTGCTGACGGGCGTGCTCGTCCGGGCAGAGAGGCAAAGCAAACCGGTCCGGCGCTTTTGTCCCGCGCCCGCGCCCGTAGTGGCCATGCCATGTGTTCGAAAACGAGACATGCGCAGCCTGGACGCCTGTACGGCCTGTGACGCAGCAGGGAAGCTCATGGAGCCACGCTAGATAGCCGCTACGCTTGGAAGGGCGCTTCTTCGGGATTGGTTGGAACTCGGTCTTGCGAATTTCAAACGCCATCACCTCTGCCCTCCCAGCGCGCGTGTCATCATTTCCCGCTTGCGGCGCTCCAGATCGCGGACACGTCCTGTCTTGCCGTGGGATTGCTTTGCCTGTCGGATCTCGGCGTCGATCTCGGTTTGCCAGTTGTATTCACGGGCAAGGTTCTGTCTCGACTTCCAAGTGAGCCAGTGGTGGATGGCGCGGCGGATTAAGCGGTTCAATGTTTCGTCTCCCCATCGCTTTCGAGGCTCTCCATAATCCCGGCCGCCGTCTTGAAGGCATTCGGCAGGGACTTCTTGATGATGGTGATCGCCTCTTTGTCGGAGAGGTTCGTCATCGCCTTCATAGAAGCGGCAAGGCAGACCGTGAGCGCCACGCAAATTGACTGGAACTTCCCTTCGTCATCCAGCAATTGAGCGACTGGAGTTTCTGTCCAGTGACAGGCGACGGCAGATGCTATTTCCCGGCGCAAGACATCGGTTGCTGCATCGAAGGGGTCGAGAGGATTGAATTGTTCTTCAGCCATCGACGCCTCCCAGATCAGAAGCCTTGCATTCAAGCATTTCGGCGTGGAAGCCAGCGGCCGATTCCAAGCTGACATTCCCGGCGGCAATCGCCCGGATCGACTGGCTGATTGACTTCGCCTTGGCCTTCCCGGCGTCAGACAGAGTTTTCATCTCGCCTTCGGACCAGCCCTTTTCGACTTCCTTCCAAGCTTCGGTAGGCGCCGTCGCAGCCATTGGCAGCATTTCAGCAGCGAACCGGATCAGGATATCGCGCTCAGGATCGGTAGAGGCCGGAGCGTCGGAGGGGGATTCCGCTCCGGCCTCATCTGCCGACGACGCAGGGGCAGGGGGCGTGTCGTCGGAAGGGGTGTTGTCGATTATCTCGCCCGTGAGAGCGTCGTTGGACTCGTCGGTGTCGATTGTGCCGTCAACGGTCTGCTGCTCGTCAGTGGGGCGCTGTGTGGCAACAGGCTCATCGGAAAGCGGATCAAATACCGGCGTGATGTTCTTGGCGTTGTCTGGGCCGCGGAACTCCTCGGCCTCATCGCGGTCATAGACCCCAAGAATGACTTCGGGGCAGTGACGGCGAGCCCACGACCGGGCGGCGAAATAGCCTAGCTGCTGCTGCGGGTCAGATTTCCACAGCGGGGAGTTCTTCGTTGTGATGCTGCCCATCGGCGGCGAAGTGTATGTGCATTCCTCACCATCGAGCGTGCCGGTAACAGTGCACGTCAGCGACGGCCCTTCGCCTTCATAGCGATATTTAAGCCTGCCCTTGATGCCGGAGCGGGTATTGACGACCGCCGCAATAAGCTGCGCTTCGTAGGCGATGGCGCCATTGACAGCGTAGGATTTGCTGGCGACTGCAAATGGCGAGAGGTTCCACTCCATCGCCTGCAGTGCAACGGCCATGCAAGCGCCGGCGTTGCCGCGGAGATGCTTCGGAAGGGCGATATCGGCTCTGGCCATGACCTCTGCGAACTTGACGACCTCGCCCAGGTTCTGAGGCGCAATCTTGCTGCCGGTCAAAGAACTGGTTACACCGACAGAATCCATCGGTACGCGCTGCTGCTGTGTGGCGATCTGGTTCATATCAGGCTCCCGTCATAAGGCGTTGCTGGTACCAGACCGGCATATCCGTCTCGTCCAGTTCGGTTAGTTCCGTCGTCGGAACCCAAGCGGTGTCGGTCCCGAATTTTTCCATGAAGGTTTTGTAGTTGGCGATCGCCTTGCCGATGTTGGCGCGAGCCGACGCAAGAAGCGGGTTGCCGGGTGACAGCTTGAAGCCCTTTGAGATCGGCGCACCTTCGGCCTGCCAGAAGACGAGAACGAAGGCGAACTCCTTGATGCCAGTCACCTGAATGAGCCACGGCATGAAATTCGGATCATCCGGCGCGTTGAAGACAGCACCTTTCTTGAGAAGCGCAGCCATCTGGCGACGGCCTTCCATGTAATGCTCTGCGGATATCGCATAATCCAAACCGGCGATGCGTTCTTGGCAGGCGCGCTCAAATGGCTTGTTCAGAGGATTGCGGATCGACTTCAGGTCAGCAATCGCTCTCATCTTGAGATAGTCGAACCGGCATTTGAACCGGACGCCGCCGGCAGTCCAGAAGACAGACACTTCGGGATAGCCGCCCTCAAAGGCGTTGCGCAGATTGCCGTTTGCCCGAATGAAGGCCGACGCCGCCAAGATGCGGTTGAAATCGTCGCGCTTTAGTGGCTTGCGCTTGGATTCCTCGAAGGCCTCCAGAACCTTATCGAAAATGACCGGGCAATCAGCGAGTGCCGAGGCGCGGTCAACCAGTTCCGATTTGCTACCGGTGAGCTTCTGCTGACGGTCGCGAAGGAACGCTTTCAGGTCGTCTGCGGTGCGCAGGCACCCTTCATATTCATCAGGCGTCGGGACCGGGCCGTATTCGTCCTGAAAGGCAGCACGGCCTTCAAGAACGCACTTATGCACGGCGCGACCAAAAACCTTGGCCGGAGTGTCAACCTCTGGCTCCTTGGCCGGATTCATCCAACTGTCCCACCAGAAGTCTGGAGCGTTGTCGACAAGCTTCTTGAGGCTGGTCGATCCGAGCGCTGGATCAGCGTGATAAACATCCTCTGGCAGAGTAACGTAGATGCCGTCCGGCGGAACCTTGGCATCGTTTTTCATGGCTTCGACGTGGTCGATCACCTGTTCCATGCGACATTCTCCTGATGGATAAGCGCCATGCGCTGATATTTCGGAATGCCGACGAGGGCCCAGGACGTGGAGACGCTGCAGATAGCGATCATCACGGCGATGACGACATTGAACCGGCGGCCGAAAGACTCAGTGGAAGAATCTATGTTTCGGATATGGTTGCCGAGCTCGATGTAAATCTCGGTCGGGTCATCCGCTTCTTGTGTGTTGGTGGTGGAGAAAGCGGAGGGCATCACTGGCCACCTGTCGCTTTGGCAATTGCGGCGCGGGCGTAATGTTCAGCCTGCTGGTGAACAGTTGAACCCATGCAGCCGCAATCTCGACCGTCGCAGCAAAGGCGCTCGTCTGGCTTTGAATAGGCTTCGATCAACCCTTGAAGTGACAGAAGGAGGTTTTCAATTGCCGCAGCGGCCTCAAGCTCAAGGTCGCTGGCTGGTAATTTTTGTTCGACCCTGTCTAGGCCGTAGCTCATATGAGTCTTCTTCGCCCTCAGGCGTTCGATAAGATTTTCTGCCACTTCCTGCCCCTTTATATCTCGGGTTACTCTGACAAAGCCGGTGGGTTGGTTAGGTTGAGGCGCGATCGATACGTTCTATCTCGGCGACGATAAGAGCGGCGGAACGAACAAGATCGCGGCGTCGGTCCTTTGGGGACCACCATGTGAATGCCCAAGCCTTTGGCCAAACGAACTGAATGACGGCCAACAAGCGGTCATCTTTGCCGCGATTGTCCTCTGGGACGGCTCCCGAAATTGCATAACAAGCCGCAGCGAAAGCGATTTCTCCGCCTGTGTGCTCGTCATCGTGGGCGTGGTCGAAACCTTCATCGACTATCTGCCGCTGGCGCTCCAAAAGAACGTCTGCAACTGCCTTGCTCATCTTCCCTATCCCTTGTCTGAAGCCCTATGCGGGGCGGCTATTCGGCCCGGCTCAGAAAGGCCGGTCGTCGTCGTAATCTGAGTGCTTGGGGTCGGTTTCGGCTTTGACAGCCAGAAGGGCGTCTGCCATCGCGTACCGGACGCGGGCTGAAAGCATGAAGCGTTCCGAATTCGGGATTGACCGCCACCAGCTTTCGAAACCACCGAGGGATGTTTGCCCGTCAGACCAAACCTGACCGGCCGAGTAGGTGAAGCCGGCCATAGAGACGATCTCGGCAATGCCTGGCTGATCTGCATGGATCGCGGCATAATCGCGGTGCGACATGACCTTTTCGTGCAGAACCTCGATTGGGAAAGCGGGGCCGCCATCTGTCTTTGCGCGTTCGCTCATCGTCATCACTCTGCCGCTTCCAGACGACCGATGACGGCGCCGTGGACGATGGGGTTGGAAACCTGAATGGCGTAAGAAGACGGATCAGCGTGGGTGGCATAGCGCTCGAACTTGACGACCTCGCCGCCGAACTCGTCAGCATCGTCGTTCGCTTCACCTTCGCTGCGATACTCAAACACGTCGCATTCGTCGGTCGTGAACTCGGTTCCGTTGAAAACACGGGCGCCGTCTTCAATTCTGTATCGAGTTACCCATCCCATTTGCTCATCCTCAGTGGTTGAGATCGAATTGGAGGTCCGCCCGGAGACGGATGCGATCAGGCTTCGGTGCAGTTCAGATTCTGCTCGTCTGCAATCATCCTGTGGTGCATTCGAACGTGGTCCCGCCATTCCGAATAGGCGGCGGCGCGAGCGTTCTCCCCGCTGTGGGGGCATGAAATCCATCCGCATTCGCAAGACACTTCGATGCAGAGCTTCGCGCCAAGGCATTTGTGACCAGCGAGCGGTTTCTGCTTCGGGGTTCCAAATACTTTCTCGCTCATTGCGTCTCATCTCCGGTTCTTGTGGTGGCAGCGAGATCGGCGGGTGGGCTTCTTCGTCGCTGCTGATGGAGAGATATTCGCGATAATCGCAAAAATAGTCAAGAAGAAATATCGCGATAATCGCAAATTTATTTGACTGGCATTTGAGAAAAGCGCAAAAGAAAAGCGCCGGAGGGATGATCCTACCGGCGCTCGACGCAGTTCATTGATGAATAATGCCTAACACATCACTATAATTGATGGAATGGCAAAAGCTGCTTCGAGGCGCTGAAAGGCACAAAATCTTGCGTCTGCTCGGAGGTTCCCGGCAAGATGGTGTGTCTCAAGGTGCAAAGGCAGCGGTTTTTTCAGGGCTTGTCCCGCGCCGCCGATCAATCCGGCAAATCAATCCCGACGCGGTTGCTGATTCCCAGGCTGAATCAGACTGTCTCAGGGGAGTAGACGACCCTTCGACTGGCTTGGACGTGGCTTGAGAAAGTTTTGAAGCAGGGTGATGCGGACCATGAGGGCGCTTCGGCGTGATTGATGGGGAAGGATTGGCCCACCTGTGAAACGGGCACCTGTGGATACTGAGACTTGAAAGCGTCCCGGACTGGCTGCTGATTGAGAGCGCCCTCCGTAACTCAGGACCGTGTTGTTTCCCTCATGGGGGCATACGTCTTGATAGGGTGAGCTACGTCCAAAAATCAGATAGCCGAATCAATACGATCCGCAAGCGAGCAAAAAACCGACTCGACTCATACGTTAGAAGGTGCTTTTTTACCGTGAACGGAATGAGAACAAACGGGAGAAGAAGATGAAGCGTCCGCCGGTCAATCATCCAGACGCGATGAGACTTGTTGTTGAATTATCAAGCCTCTACGTGGCTTGCGACGACTGCGGCCACTCTCGTGTTCTTGATGCTGATAGTTTGACCAAGGCGTCGGATCTCGGCGTCCACAATTACATGCAACTTTGCCGAAAAATCAGGTGCAGCGAATGTCCAAAAGTGCCAACAGCATTCAGAAACCTTACGATCAGGCCGCAATGGGTGGCGTCATCACCATCTTACATCATCGCTTGAAACACCACGCGGTGAATGGCTAAAACCCGTTTGGCGTCTAGTTCTATCTCGTTCTTTTCTCCAGCGGCAGGGTTGTGCTGCCATAGTCTGACGACTGATGTCGATCGAGATACGAACTCTTTGATGTAGCTTTCACGACCATCGACGTTGTCTGTCTTCAGCTGAACGACGCAATCGTCACCCTGCCTAACTGGTAGGTGAGGGTTAAGCCATACAGTTTCGCCAGGCTTGAAGCGGGGATACATCGAGGTCCCGAACACGACCACGGCATACGCGCCATCGACGCCGTCCAAGTTTTGGGGCGTGAAAACACGACCAACTTCAGTGCCGTTTAGAATGAATTTCCCGTTCGGACCGCCAGCGGTCTGCCCCAAGACCCGAATATAACTGTCTTGTGGAAATCGCTGGTAGACTGGTGGAAAGCTGGCATTTGGAGCAGTGGATGTGAATGTCGTAGCTTCGTCGGGCTTCACCCAACTCACCATTTCCTCGAAGCCAGGCGGGAGCTCATTAAAATGCCTCGCCGCAAGCTCTATTTCATTAATCTTCAGTGCGCGGCGCTTCTTCGGATTGGGATTCTCAAGTTCAATAGACCGAGTGATTTTGTCATTAGGCATACCCGTCGCGTTGGAGAACTTAGTCTTCTCCCCACGCGGCTCAAGTTTTTCACGCAGCCATTTTTTTACTTCATACTGTGGATCGCTCATATCTGCATATTCGCGTTAGTCGCAAATAAATCTATCGCGATTATCGCAAATTTATAGCTTGACAAAAATCGCGATAATCGCAAATATCGCGACATGAGCGAAAAACATCTCGACCCGGCAAAGTCTATTATCGCCAAGATCGGCATCGATAAGGTGTCTGAGATCACTGGTAAGCACGTCTCCCGCGTATATCGTTGGATGTACCCGAAGGATCGCGGCGGTACCGGCGGCGTCATTCCGCAAGGTGATGCGCCAGCATTGTTGGCGTATGCAAAAGCAAACAAGATTGAGTTGGATGCGGCGGAGTTCTTCGCAATACCGGAGAACGCAGCATGAGCGCCGCATCCGTTCTCTCCGAAGCTCTTTCCATCATCGCCGCACCGAACAAGTGGGCGAGGGAAGGTGTCGCTTTTGACGACCGTGGAAACGAGCGCAAGGCCACCGACGAGCGCGCCAAGCGGTTCGATATGGTCGGTGCGATCCAGCGGGTGAAATGCTCTGCCGACGATTACGGCGCGGCGATCCGCGCGGTGCGCAAGGCGTGCGGCAAGCAATCCATTTTCGAGTTTAACGACGGGCACGGTCATAAGGCCGTCCTCAAGTGTATGCGGCGCGCGATTGCGGCTGCGGAGGTGGCGGCATGAACACGGTTCAAATCCTCAAGGAAGCACGCGCCCTCATCGCTGATGAAAAGCACTGGACGCAAGACTCTTTCGCGCGGAATTCCGCCGGAGAGACGGTCGAGCCGGCGAATGAAGGCGCTGTTTGCTTCTGCGCTATCGGCGCGTTGGCAAAGGCGGCATGCCTCGCTCCTGAACTTGATCTCCCGGCAGAAAATTTCATCCAAGATGAGGCCTGCATGTTGGGATGGATCAACGTTCCAGAGTTCAACGACAACCACACCCATGCCGATGTACTTGCTCTCTTCGACCGGGCCATAGCCCGCGCTGAAAGCGAGGCGGCAAGATGAACACATCACTCCAAGCCCCCAACAGATTCATCCCCGACCGCAGCGCTATCAACGCAATGCAGGAAGACTGGATTGCTAAGAACGGCGAGCCTCGGAAGTTCGAGCGCGGCTTCTCCAGTGATTGGGGATTTCTTCAAAACCTCATGGCTCGATACGGCTTCAAGCTGACCTATCACGGTCGCTGCCTCTACTCGATGCACAAGGAAGACTTCCGGGGCGTGCCGAAGCGCATCAGCCGGGAAGACCTGATCAAGCAGGTTGACGCCGTGCTGATCGAGAATGGCAAGCAGCCTTACGGATGGAGGAAGTGATGATTTCATCGTTCTCTGCCGACGAACGGCAACTCCTCGTATGGGCATCGGTATTCTTCTCGGCATTCATCGTGTCGGCGTTGCTGGCGCACCTGGCTTTCTCGGGGCGGAAGTGATGGCAGCTCTCAAGCAATATCCACTTCCAGCACTGGTCACTCATACGACGGACACCCGCGCCGGCTCTGTCTTCAAAGCCTTATGCGCGGTTTATCCGGGTCAAATTTCTGCAGAGCATCTTATGGCGAGATCGGGTCTGTCTTGGCGGGCCGAACCGATCTGGTCTTTCGTGTCGCTCTGCAACGACTTCATCAAAATCAACGAGGCTATCGAACCTTTCGGCTGGCGGGCTGAACGGTCGGGCGGAACGCCTCGTGACAACTACTGGCTTTCGCCTCTGGGCGGCGGCTGAGGCTCCTTTCGTGTGCCTCCTTCCTTCGATGGGTTCAACCTATCGAGGAAGCCGACCATGCACAGACAAACTTCGAACCACGACAAGACAATTAGGAAAATCGAAAACAGGGAAATGTCGATGAGTACCCTTGAAATGTTTTCTCCAGATATCGCGCGCGACTACGGGCGCAAGATGCTTGAGATTGAGACCCGAGGAAACGGCGATCAACTGAATGCGCTCGAGCGTGTAGCTCGCGAAGTGGGCATGAAGCCCCGCGCTCTCCGTCGCCTGATCAACGGCGAAACCATGCCGACGCTCACCGTATTTGGGCGCCTTCGCCTCGGTTACCTCAATCTCTGCGAACGACGAATTAAACGCCTTCAGCACGATCTGGAGGTCGAGAAAGGGAGGTTCGGCAGTGATCCTTTTGCGGACATTGATGGAAGAATTTCGGCTCTGGCTGAGGAAGTGCGCAGAGCGAAGGAAGCAACGAAACGAGGATAGGAAAGGGAAGGGCGAATGACAGCAGCAGTCGGACACAACATTGAAAAGGCTGAACGAGAGCGCCGCGTTCTCTTCGCCTTCTACCACAAGAAGGACCGCGACATCGCGGCCCAGATCAAGGCTCTGCAGTCCGAGAAGTCATCGAACCGGCAGAACGCCAAGGCTTCCGGCTTCCCGGCGCAGAAGCTCGATCACTATCTCAAATCCTTCAATGCCGAGGATCACCAGAAGCCAGTCGACAAGCTAAAGAGCGAGCGAGAGAACCTCGAATGGCTCGGCTACATTCCTGCGACTTCCGGCGGCGACTTGCTGACCCAGATCGACCGTGTCGACGGCGAGCAGATGATCCAGGCCAAGGGCTTCCATGCTGGCCTGACAGGCCTCGACCGCGTCTCCGGCTACGACGGCGGCTCCGTTGACGACAAGCTCTGGCTGGAATCCTACGACGCCGGCAAGCGCGAATACGACAGTGAAATCCCCGACATCATGGCGCGCATAACTGCGGCGCAGTCGAAGGAGGAAGCGCCGGCAAATGGCGATGATCCCTTCGAGCTCGATCAGACGAACTGAGTTCCCCCGGCCAGCCGACCTCCCAAGCGCTGGCCCAACTAACCTGGTGCGAGAATGTAAAGCGGACCCCGCACCGGGTTCTTTCTTCCACGAGGATGGCAATGAACCACATACCTCAGACAAGCCAGTTCTCTTGCCCGTGCTGCGGAAACACCATCGGTACGGCGGCTCCCGTCGACATGGTCAAGGACAAGATTTCCCGCGGACATAACGAACGCATCTTCTCCCTACTTGCTTCACGCCTCGGTCGCTTCGTTTCCAAGGATACGATTGTCGAGCACATCTATGGCGATGATCCAGACGGCGGCCCAGACCGTGCAGACCATGTCGTCTCTGTTCTGGTCAACAAGTTGAAAAACTCCATCGAGCCTCACGGCTGGACGATCAAGAGCATCGGCCGTGGTTCTGGCAACAAGGCGCATTACAGCCTGGCGCCGATCGAGGTGACGCCATGAAGGTCTGGGGCATTGATCCATCGTCCAAGTGCGGTATCGCGATTTGGGACACAAAGTGCAGCTTGGCTTCCGTCCACTGCGAAGTCATCGATAACAAGGTCGAAGGCGATTACTATTGGTATGCTGCTCAAATGGGCAGGAAGCTCCGCGCGCGCGTCAATGAGTTCGGCAAGCCTCATATCGTCGTGATCGAACAAGGCTCTGAAAGCACCCAAGGCACCGGCGTTCACGGCGTAATATGGAGCTGGAACGTCATCGGCGCGATTGTCTCGATCATGGGCGTCTACGGCATGCCCATCGCCACCATCACGCCCGGCGCTTGGCGCAAGCCTTTCTATGGCAAAGCGTTCGTCCCGCCACAGCTCCCGGTGACCGAGCGCGTCGTTGTCAACGGTCAAAAGGTGACGCGGCAAGTCATAGAAAATGGCAGGCCAAAGTTCAAAAACGACTGGAAGACGGCCGCAGTCATTAAGTGCCAAGACGAAGGCGTCTCTCTACCCACTCAGAAGACCATTGCGCACAACGCAGCGGAAGCAGTCGGAATCGCCCACAGTTGGTACTACTCGAAAATCATCAACAAAGAATATGAGAAGCCGTTCATGTCCCTGAAGGACCAGCGCAACGAGCGCACGCCGTCTGGAGATCTGTTCGCGGGAGTGGGCGCATGACCTCACTTGTCGCGAACAAACACATGCGCCTCTTCTGCAGCCTTCATGAAGGCATTGCGGGCCTTATCGGGTTCCTCTCGGCCTTCCAGCACAGCAAGGCAAATCATCTTCGCGCGGGTCAGTTTCTCCCCGCTGTCCGTCGGCCATTGGTTCATCAGCGTAAATGCGGCCTCGCTGGTGCTATCAATCGTACGGTACTGGCCGATCTTGCCGGTCTGAAATGTAACCGGCTTGTTCCATCGTTTCGGGTCCATGACGCGATACCTCCCGGTGCGATTCAACTGATTTCCAATCTCGTTGTTCCAGGAGGTGCGCATAGTGGGCAAGCGATCTGATTTCGAGCGTCGGAAAAACGACGCGTACCAGACACCAGCGCCAGCAGTCCTTCCGCTCATCCCTCATCTTCGCGGCATCAAGACCTTTGCAGAGCCGTGCTCCGGAGAAGGAAAGCTTGTGAGGGCGCTGGAGAGCTATGGCCTCGTCTGCAATTTCTTAGATGACATCGAGAACGGTTTTGATGCTCTTACTGACGACAGTCTGGAGCTTGCCCGCTTTGATGCCATTATCACTAACCCGCCATGGACGCGCGACATACTGCACCCAATGATTCTACGTTTCCAGTCAATCGCGCCGACGTGGTTGCTCTTTGACGCCGATTGGGTTCATACGCGCCAAGCTTTGCCGTTCCTCGACCAGTGCAGCCACATCGTCAGCGTTGGCCGGGTGAAATGGATCGAGGACTCTAAGTTCACCGGCAAAGACAATGCAGCATGGCACCGTTTCCATAGCCAGCATGTCGGCGGCCCTCGGTTCTTCGCCAGAGAGGCGGTGGCAGCATGAACGCCATGCCACAAGAATTCGCCGCCATACCGGCAAACATCGACGCCGAGCAGCAATTGATAGGCGCGTTGCTGATCAACAACGAAGCGCTGGAAGCTCTTCCGAGTTCGTTTGACGATCGGCATTTCTTCGAGCCGTTTCACCAGTCTGTGTTTCGGGAAATAAAGCGCCTTGTGGAATTGGGGAAGAGCGCAAACCCCGTGACTGTGAAGGCGGGCGTCGATACCGGTGCAATGATCGGAGACCTAACAACATCTCAATACCTGGCGCGCATGGCGTCAGAGGCAGTTTCCATCATCAACGTTCCCGGCTTCGCCCAAGCGATCACATTCGACGCCATGCGCCGCGGCCTTATATCCGTTGGCGAGCAGGCGGGAGAGCTTGGCTTTCAATGCGGCGACGAACTGACCTTCATCGAACAGGCAGACGCTCTCAGGGAGCAATTTGATCGCATCGTCCGCGGTCTGGAATCGGATGATGAGCTGACCTTGGCGGATGCTGCGGATCGAGCCCTTAGCGCCACCAACAACGCCTTCCGTGGAAATGGGCATACAGGCGTCGATTATGGCTTCTCGCCTCTGTCGAGCCTGATCGGGCCAGCAATGCCCGGACAGCTTATCGTGATCGGTGGTGGCACCAAGCAGGGCAAGTCAACGCTCATCGAGCAAATTGTCATGGGCGCTGCGATGAACGGCCACCCGGTATGGGTTTATTCCGGGGAAATGCAGGGTGAAGAGCTTGCCCACCGCGCGCTGTCTCGCATCACCGACATTCAGGCATGGCGGCAGATCCGCGGAAAGGTTTCGGAATCCGAAGTCGAGAAGCTGATGATCGCCAAGACCAACGCCATGACATGGCAGGAGCGGGTAATCATCCGCGACAAGCCGATGACGCTGACGCAGATAGAGCGATCGGTTACGAACTTCACCGCCCGTCATCCCGGCGGCATGGCCATAGTCGACCATATCGGCCTCGTGGAGCGCGACAAGAGCAACATGCGGCTTACCGATCAGGATTTCGGCCCGCTCGTCACGCGCACGCTCAAGATGCTGGCGAACCAGGCATCACTTCCGATCTTCGCCGCGGCACAGCTAAAGAAGAACACCTTCGCGATCGAGGACCGCACCATCACCCGCAAGACCTTCGAGCAGGCCATTAACCGCCGGCCGAAATATGCTGACATCCTTGGCTCCGTCGAGAAGGACGCCAACCACGTCATCATTCCATTCCGCGCCGAGCCGATCCTGCAGGAGCTTGAACCGGTAGAAGGCTCCAGCAACTACGGAGATTGGGAATCAGTCATGAGCCAGGTGAAAGACAAGGCGGAAATCATTCTTGCCCTGTCCCGCCACACCCGCTGGCCACAGAGGAAAGAGGTAGGCTGGAACGGCGGCAAGACCATGTTCACCGAACTCAATCCCCACGATCAGGGGAGGATGTTTTGATGGAAGTCCTAGACCTCTTCAGTGCAGCGGCCGGTGGCTGGTCGCTCGGAATGCACCGTGCAGGCTTCAAGACAATAGCGGCCTGCGAGAACGTCGATTGGCGGCGAGCTCTGTACCAGCAGAATAACCCCGAGGTTTTGATTTATGACGATGTCCGCACGCTCACAGCAGATAAACTTCTTCGAGATATCGGAAGACTTCCGTCCATCGTCGTTGGAAGCCCGCCATGCCAAGACATCAGTAGCGCCAACACCAAAGGAAAAGGCGTCGACGGCGAACAGTCGTCCCTCTTCTTCGAGGCTATCCGCATCATCGGAGAAGTACGCCCTCGTTGGTTCGCTCTTGAGAACAGCGATCGCGTCAGAACTAGAGGCTATGACCGGATCGCCTCAGGTCTGGAAGCAATCGGTTACCTCTGCTGGCCGCTCGTGGTGGGCGTTGGAAATGCCGGCGGCTCCCATCAACGGAAAAGAGCCTGGATCCTTGGCCTGGACGCCAACCCCGAGAGCGAACAAGGGCGGGATGCCGGATTCACTCGGGTGGAGGCCGACGCCAGTTGCCCAAGGGGGCAGCAAGAAAGGTGGCGGGGAGTTGGGAGGGGGCGGATCAGCGGCGAGGAAGAGGGTAGAGGAGTTGTCTATCATCTGGGCCCCGACCCCGACAGCAACAACTTATGGGTCGAACGTGGCTCTGGGACCGGATGGCAAGAGGACGGGAAAGAAGAGGTCGTCGCTGGCCTCTCTCTCGTCTTCCGTGGGCCTGTCGGGTCGGACAATCTTAGCAGCCATCTACGAGCATATGATGGGCTTCCCGGTTGGATGGCTGAGCGATGCCGCGAGGCTTACGGAGATGCCGTCTCCCCCCAAATCACAGAAGCGATAGGCAGGGCCATCTTGCGCACTGAAAGAGCATTGGCGGCAATTTATGAAAGGGCGTCTGCATGAACCACTTCGCCGCATATACCAAACCAGTCCCAGGCGGCCATTGGGCCATGTGCCGCTTCGCCCAAAACGCGCAGCCGTGGCCGATCCTTGAGGGCGACAAGCCGAAGGTGTTCCCGGTTCAGACAGAAGCGCTTATCGCCGCCCAGGGACACGTCATCAAGCACATCAACGGCACGATGCGCCGCGACGGCGAGACGATCAAAGCCGTCAGCGATGCCGACGCCCATTTCAACCTCAAGCCATTCGTCAAAGCCAAGGGCAGCAACAAGCGAACCATTGTCGAGAAGGCACGACGCAAGGGCAAAGGGATCAGCGTGGAACGGAGGGAAATGGCATGAGCGAAGACTTCTCGCCAGATGCAAATGAGTTCCGATGCCTCGTACCTTTCCCGGATCAATCGGAAAGCTTCGTTCTCGGTTTCGAGGCAGGAATGATCTGGATGCGAATGGTCAAAGGAGAAAGCCACATAGGCGGACTGAATGAGATAGCCACACACGCCGGCAATGAGGAGGTATTCATGCGAATGGCCGCTGCGCAAGGTTATGACTTGCAGGTTTCACAGGCGGGTGACGGCTGGATCATCGCCGAATTTACCAAGAGAGCCAGAAGGTTTTCGGTGGTGGAAGGAGGTGCAGTATGAACCGCATCGTCATCAACATGGACCCGCAAGGCCTTTTCACGGTCTACAGCGACGAGCCGGTCGAGTTCTTCGTGGTTTGCGACCACACGCCGAATGATCGCGTCTACCAGATGGAAGTCGAGACAGGCGTGGAGAAGGTGCAGCAGCAACTTGGCTCCGATCCGGTGGGCCATAAACACGACAGCCACGAGCTGGGAAGTGGTCACGGCCCGCGCAAGCCGCCATCGAAGCGGAAGCTGGAGGTGGTGAAATGAACCACCACGTCACCCTAACCCCATCGCAAAGAGCATGGCACGAAGCTGCAAAGGCAAGAGAGGCGGATAGAGTGCGGAAGGCGATGCGGTTGAAAGCTGTGGCGCCAGCACCAAAGCCGATCGAGAAGCCAGCAGAGAAGCCGAAGCCACGCTTTGTGCAGGTCGCTCCGACTGGCCAGATCATCCCGCTGCATTTCAACACGTTCAAGACGATCAGCATCTCATGGGTAGGGGAATACTGCCCATACGCCGGAGGGTCGGTTGAGCTTGCCCGCGACCGCAGCATGACAGAGATAGCCATCGAGTTGCTGAAGCGATTCCCCGGCGTCTCTATGGCAGAAATAAAGGGATCAGCGCGCGCTAGGCGCATCGTCTTTCCGCGGCAGATCATATTCCACGCCATCAAGACTGAACGTCCTAACCTGTCATTCCCGCAGGTAGGCCACTGGATGGGCGGCAGAGATCACACCACGGCGCTGCATGCGGTCAACAAAATCCAAGCCATGATCGACAACGGCACGTTCGAAGCCGAGGTAGAGGAATGGCATCGGCTGTTCGGAAAGGCGAGGGCGGAATGATCGACCCCCGCGTCTTCACCATCTGCGAGGAATACGGTCTGCGGATTGTGGACGGCCGGTCTTATCCTGGCATTCGGGAGACGCGGGCCGTCCACACGCTGCACAGGGTTCTTGAGGCAAAAGGGGAGGATCATTTCCGCCTCGTGTTGTCCACAGTGGCAGAAACGAATAATAATCAGGGCTATATCGATAAGCACCTCATATTCGCCGTCAGCGACCTCGTGGAGCAGTTTCAGGCGTTGATCGATGCAAAGACCTCTGAATGGCTGGAATGCTTTGACGAAGCCCCTGTGGGCGAATTGCAGGTAGTAGCTAAGACGGTTCGCCATCAGCGTTATGCCCTTGTCGGCATGCTGGCGGAACGAGTGGTGCGTAGGTTCGGCCCGAACGCAGGACAGGGCGATCTCTTTGACGAAAGGCGAGTGGCATGAACAGAGAGCAAATCGCGAACCTATTTATCAAGGCCGCCTTCGTAGATACGAAGTTGCCGATCGACGCGCGGCCCAAGCGGCTCAAGGGCGCATCCCTGCCGTTCTTCCATACCGAGGCTGATGTGAACGGCCGGCGAGTAACCGGCATCAGCCGTGGCAAGGAGAGGGAACACCTGCTGCCCGGTGATGACCCGCTAGAGGAATGGCGCACATCGTTTATCCAAGGTCTCGAAGACAGGATCAGCCGAAACGACGTGCGCATCTGGGAGGTTGCCAACGACCTGATGACGCTTGTCGCAGCCGAGGGGAACCGTCGTGCACTGTGGGCTTGGGCAAAGTCGAAAGTCGGAACGCTGGAAGCCGAGCGCCATGTAGTTCGCCAGAGCAAGAAGTTCGGCCAGATGAAGGTGTACAAGAAGACCGATAAGGACGTATCGTTTGCTGCATGGTGCCGGTCCGAAGGTATCCATGAGATGACCGGATCACGCCGAAAAAACAGGGCGATTGATGTTTTGGAACAGTATCTTGTTCGGGGTAGCTCATCCAATAACATAAGTGGCTGTTTTGGGGTGTTGCCTGTTGGCCCGGTTTTCGAGCATATTTCAGACAACATCGCAGCAGACGCGCCGAGCAAGAAAGACAAGAATTTCGAGCGAGATGCGGACACGGTTTTCGCCAAGGAAAGCAAGGTTTTCGACTGGCGGGAATACCGGAATGAACGCCGGCGGCTGATGAACGCCAAACGGCGCGAGACTGCTGCGTCATAAAACAGAACCCCCGCCGCCTATCCTTGGAAGCGCATCGCGGGGGTCATAGATCAGGCGATGATGTTCGGTGCTGTTCTGGAGTTAGCAGCCGCCGCTGGAAACCAAACATCTATAAGCGGCCCAGCGGTCGCCTGCCAGTCGGTTAAGGGTGGCTGTAAAGTCCTCGTGAGAGCCTCGCCCGAAAGGGTCCGACTAGGGCATGATTACCAGAGCGCCAGTACCCTCCCTGGCCGCGACCAAGTGCCTTTTCCGGTTGAAAGGTTTGGATGGCGATACTGATAAACCGGCAGGTAAGGCGCTCCAACAGGAGGCCGTAAGCCTGATAGCGAGGCGCGGAACGGGTTAAACAAACCGGTCTACGGCGTGGAGTGGGGAAGCCCCAGCCTCGAATATTCGCCGCCATAGCTCAGATTGGTAGAGCGGCTGCCTTGTAAGCAGCGGGTCCGGGGTTCGATTCCTCGTGTCGGCACCATTTCACCAGCCCCGCCCGTAACAAGGTGGGGCTGAACCGATTCAGGAGCAACGATGCACATTCTCGAAATGCTGGTCTACATGATCGCGGCGCACTTCCTGCTCGACTACGCCCTTCAAGGCGACTGGATGAGCAAGGCGAAGAACGCAACGCTCGATCTTGTCCCGGGTGAGAAGATCTGGCCCCTGGCATTGTTTGGGCATGCGCTGATCCATGCGACTGCTGTGCAGATCATAAGCGGCAATTGGTTCCTGTTCTCGCTCGAGCTGATCATCCACTGGGTGACGGACTACGCCAAATGCAAGGGCAGGTTCGGCTACAATACGGATCAGTACATCCATATCGCATGCAAGCTGGCCTATGCGGTGGTGCTGCTTAACCCGGCCGTCGCCGCCTAACCCCATTCACCCGCCCACATGGAGAGAGCGATGAAGCTTTTCCTCGTAATTTACGCAGGAAGCCATATCGGCGGCGTTGCGGGACCTCTGCCATATGGCGTGGACGAATGTGAGCGCCGACGCGACCAGTTCCGCTCGTCTCAGGCCGAAGTGATTGAGACAGGCTTTTCCAAAGAGAAGGCCCGCGCTCTCACGGAAGAAGAGATTGCCGGGATCAAGGCTATGCGGTTCGAATGCGAGTGGCGCGAGTTTCGTCCCCGGCTCGGACCCGCTGCCTAACCACACTACATGGAGAAAGCGATGGCATCCTTGGATGACCACACAATCGATGGGATGAGCGAGGATGAACTGAGGGCGGCACTGAAAGCCCTCCGCGGCAGATATGCTCTGATGCATAGGCGAGCTCAATGTGCAGTGCCGGCGAAAGACAGGGACGGCCTAAGGACTCTAGCGGATCGTTGGGAAAAGGCCGCCGAACGCCGAAGTAATGCTTGGCTGCGCGAGTTTAACAGGGTTTGTTCTGGTCATCGCGTATTCCGAGATCTGTATGAACTGGCCGCCAAGAAACTTGGGTTGCCTCATGGCATGTACCACTCGGTCTCCGATCTTCCTTTCGGGCGCAGAGGTGATGGGCGCATTTACGCCAATGTCTATCTAAGCCCACAAGGCGGGATCGAGACATTCGATGTGGCCGACACAGTTCGCAGGGCGATATCCCCATGACCACCACCGAGCAAGAGCGGGAGAGGGTTACGGCAGGGATAATGCGATCATCGTGATACCGACGAAGAAGCTGACGAGCGCCGCCAACGCTATTACCACGGTTCCTAAATTTGCTCTTGTCCCCTCGGACCAGTCAGTTTTCGATGGATCGATGAGAGCGCTGGAATAAGCCTGGTTGGTCAAGTACGCACACGTCATAGCGAGAACGGTCAACCCGGCGCCGACCGCGAAGCAAATGAGCGATTTCGTAGCGGACTCCACAAGCGGAACGAACTCCGGCTTCAGGTTTTGGCTGGTGGATGCGCTGCCCACGAAAGTTAGCAGGGCAACGCAAGCGCCGCCATTTAGCAGGAATAGAGATTTGAGACCTTGTGCAGCGCCTTCCGTGGCAGCCGCTTCAAGCGCTTGAAATCTCTGTTTCGTGAAATCATCCATGCAGATGCCCCCAAAGGTGTGACTGATGCCAGTCCTGAAAATGCGCGGATCGAGAGGACGGCGCAAGGTAGTAGAAAAGGCGCCGGCCGCTAAGCCGACGCCCTGCGTCAGAAGAAAACACTCAAAATTGCCGCTAACCCGAACAGGCAAGAGGCAACATTAATGTTAACTGTGACGCGGATCGTGGTTCTCTTCCACATAGGTCAAGCCCTCGATCCCGTGCGCACGGAACCAAAAGGTTTCGTGTGACATGCCTGCCGGAACAGATTTACCGCTGTTCACAGGTGCACCGGCCCAACGTCCACGCCTGCAGAACGCTTTCGATGGTTCCCGTTCGACCTGACTGAAGCTTATGGTTGGCTATAACGGCATCGCCGCCAGAGAGCTCCTGACACCTCGTCAGCCGGGCCTAGCGTTTATCCAAGTCAGGGTACCACCCTTGTCGATGAGGATCGGATCCGAAGTGGCGCTAGGTGAGGTCACGATAAACATCGATTGAATATTAATCAAACCGGAAATCAAACATGCGCGGTGGCAAACGAGAAGGCTCTGGCAGGCCCAAGGGAGCCCGTACAGTGCGAACGACGAAGGTTGCTGAACGGGAGCACCAGAACGGCATAACGCCTCTGGAGGTCATGCTGAAGGCGATGCGGGCGCATGTCGACAAAAACGATTTGGACGCCGCCGCTTCGATTGCAAAGGACGCGGCGCCTTACATGCACGCCAAGCTTGCCAGTGTGCAGCATACCGGCCGGGGCGGCGGACCCATCCAGACAGTCGACCTCACCAACGCATCGGAAGAACAGCTGAATGCACTCGAAGCAGTCTTTGGCCCGCTTGCCGGATCCGGCGACGATGATGAGGGCGATACGAGCGGAGAGGGCGAGGAGAGCCGCTGAGGCAGAGCGTGAGCGCATAGCCGCCGACGCTGAGCGCATCAGGGCAAGGTGCAGGACGCTAGAGGGCTTCATTTCCGAGTTCTGGACCGTCCTTGAGCCAAAGAAGGAACTGAAATTCGGTTGGGCCTTGCGCGCTATGTGCAAGCACCTTGAGGCGGTCACCGCCGGTGACATTCAGTTCCTCATGATGACGGTGCCCCCCGGCATGATGAAGTCTCTCGTGATGGTCTTTTGGACCGCATGGGAATGGGGGCCCCTTGAGCGACCTGATATCCAGGTTCTCGCCACGTCATACAGCCAGCCGAACGTGCTGCGCGATAACATGAAGCTTCGCCGGCTGGTGGAGAGTGACAAGTTCCAGATGCTCTGGCCCCTCAAGCTGAGGGATGACCAGAACGCCAAGGGCAAGTTCGAAAACACGGGCAGCGGTTTCAGTGAAGCCCGCCCGTTCAGTTCCATGACCGGTGGCCGTGGCGACCGGGTAAAGATCGATGACCCGCACTCGACCGAAACGGCAGAGAGCGATACCGAGAGACAGACGGCAGTCCGTATCTTCCGAGAGGGCATATCGGACCGCCTGAACGATGTAACGACCTCGGCCATCGTCATCATCATGCAGCGATTGCATGAGCAGGACGTGGCCGGTGTGGCGCTACAGCTTGATATCGGCTTCGTGCATCTCAACCTGCCGATGGAGTTTGAGCCGGAGCGGAAGTGCCAGACATACGTCAAGGGCGAACTGTTCTTTGAAGACCCGCGGACGGAAGACGGAGAACTGCTGTTCCCCGAGCGCTTCCCGGCCGAGGAGATCGAACGGCTCAAGCGGGCAAAGGGTTCATACGCATATTCGGGTCAGTACCAGCAAAGGCCGGCTCCCCGCTCTGGCGGTATGTTCCAGCGTGGTGACTTTGAGATAGTGGATGCGGTCCCATCCGGTGCCAAGCGGTGCAGGGCATGGGACTTTGCGGCCACGCAGCCGAAGCCCGGTAAGCAGCCGGATTGGACTGTTGGCCTCAGGATGGCGCATCACGCGGGCATCTTCTACGTCGAGGATGTGAAGCGTGACCGGTGGTCACCTGCCGATGTGGAAAAGAACCTGAAGAACACAGCCACTCAGGATGGCCTTCTGGTTCGCATCAGGATGCCAGAAGATCCCGGCGCCGCCGGTAAGTCCGACGCGGCAACCAAGATCAAACTGCTGGCTGGCTACAATGTCACCGCTGTTAGACCTACCGGTGAAAAAACCGTCAGAGCCAAGCCCGCATCCGCGCAAGCTGAGGCTGGGAACGTGAAGCTGGTACGCGGTGTGTGGAACGAGACCTTCCTCGATGAGGTGTGCTCGTTCCCCAATGCCCAACATGATGACCAGGTGGATGCATTCGCTGATGCTCTGAACGAGTTGGCGCTGGGATCGACCTATACCCTCGCAAACGTTGGATAACCAATGGCCTGCAGTTCATGTGAAAAGCGCCGGCAGATGCTTGCCGAGGCAAAGAAGCGTGATGGCCTCAAGGGCGTCGTCAAGGCAGTGCCAGCCATCATGCGGGACACCATCAAGAACCCGCCAAACATCAGGAAGCGCAAATGGGTGAAGTAGTACCAATGAGGGCGAATGACAGCCTCCGGTCTGTCGTCTCCGGCCTTGGCGACCCGATGCGCGACAAGATGGCGATGACTACCTACGGCTTCCAGATGCTGGACGAGCTGCAGATCGCCAACATCTACCGGTCCAACTGGATGGGTCGTAAGGCGGTCGATATCCCGGCGCTGGACGCTGTTCGTAAGGGCAGAGACTGGCAGGCCCCACAGGAGCAGATCGAGCTTATCGAGGCAGAACAGAACCGTCTCGGGTTTTGGAAGAAGCTGCTGGAGGTTCTGATCAAGGCACGGCTCTGGGGTGGGGCTGCTCTCTACATCGGGACTGGTGACAATGATCTGGCATCCCCTTTGGCACCTGAGCGCATCAAGAAGGGCGGCGTGCGGTATCTGACGGTTCTCGGCCGGCGCGATCTGGCGGCCGGGGAGATCGATCAGGACGTTATGTCAGAGTTCTATGGCAAGCCTGCCTATTACGAGGTGACCGGTGTCAACTCTCTGGTTCGCATTCACCCGTCGCGCTTTTCCATCTTCGTGGGCGCAGCACAGGCAGATTCATTCCTGAACGGCGGTATTAATCAAGGCTGGGGCGATAGCGTTCTGGAAGCCATGTATGCGGCGATGAAGAACGCCGATGCCACGGCTGCGAATATCGCGTCTCTGGTCTTTGAGGCCAATGTGGACGTATTTAGCATCCCGAATTTCATGGCTAGTCTGGCAGACCCGACCTATTCGCAGCGCCTGCTTGATCGGTTCATGCTGGCGGCTACGGCAAAGGGCATAAACAGGGCACTGATCCTCGACGCAGACGAAAAATACGAGCGCAAGACGGTATCGTTCGCCACGTTGCCAGATGTCATGCAGCAGTTCATCCAGCAGTTCTGCGGGGCTGCGGATATCCCGATGACGCGGTTCCTCGGCACGGCTCCCTCTGGCCTTGGCTCAAACGGCGATCACAGCATGGCCAACTACCATGACCGTATCGCCTCGACCCAGTCTCTGGAGATCACGCCAGCGCTCTACCGGCTGGATGAATGCCTGATCCGTTCTGCTCTCGGCTCTCGCCCGCCCGAAATCTTCTACACTTGGGCGCCACTGGAGCAGATGAGCGAGAAGGAACAGGCAGAGATCGGCAAGATGAATGCCGAGACGGCTGAAATCCTTGGTCGCACTGGCATCTTCACGTCGGTCGAGCTTCGCACAGTCGTCGGCAATCAGTTGGTGGAGAGCGGTTTCTATCCGGGTCTCGATCAGGCGATGGAAGAGACAGGTGACGACTTCGATCTTGGCGAAGGTGACGACAACGAGGACGATCAGCAGCAGCAGACACGGCAGGCCGCAAATGATGCCTCGCCTCGCACGCTGTATGTGTCGCGCAAGGTGGTCAATGCCGCTGATCTGATCGAATGGGCAAAGGGGCAGGGGTTCAAGACCACGCTTCCAGCCGATGATCTGCATGTCACCATCGCTTACAGCCGTGATCCGGTAGACTGGATGAAGGTTGGCGAAAGCTGGGCCGGAGAGTTGAAGGTGGCGGCCGGTGGCCCTCGTCTGATGGAACGGTTTGGCGAGGCCCGCGTGCTGCTGTTCAAGGCCGCTGAACTTGATTGGCGTCACGAGAACATCAAGGCGGCCGGCGCTTCATGGGATCATCCAAAGTACCAGAGCCACATCACCATCAGCTACGACCCGGAATCGCCCGATCTGGAAAGCATCGAACCCTATCAGGGTGAAATCATTCTGGGACCGGAGTTGTTCGCAGAGGTCAAGGAAGACTGGTCTGAGAACCTGAAAGAGGAATGATGCTCCGCTACTCCATGTCGAAGCTCGGCAGGCGGGCGGGGCGTCAGGCCGGAACATCAGCGGCACTGCCAACGATTGAACCGAGGCTATCGACCGAGAGGGAATATTACTCAGCACTTCGGTCCATGCTGACCCAGATAGCCACAGAGACGCGCGAAAGCATTATCCCGCTGTATCAGGCGGAGCGGCAGCAGAAACGCGCACAGGGGGCCTTGCTGGCCGATGCTGACCAGTCTTGGTTTAGCCGGGTGCAGATGCTTGCCGTGGCGCTTGCCCGGAACGCATCGAACACTGTGAATCGCATCCTCGATCTGGAGGCGCAGCGGCACACATCGACCTTTATCGAAACAGCTCGCCGCGCTCTGGGTGTGAACCTGGCCGCGGTGGTGCAGCAAGAAGACTTGGCCGACTATCTGACCACGGCTGCCGCTCGTAACGTCTCGCTGATCTCAGGATTGGCCGACGACACGATCAAGCGCATCCAGCAGACGGTCTACCAGAACAGCATCGCTGGCAACTCGGTGACGACGCTGCGCAAGGCGCTGCAGAACGACTTCGGTATTTCTGACCGGCGGGCAAAGCTGATCGCCAGAGACCAGACGGCCAAGCTCAACAGCGACCTAAACCGGATCCGGCAGGAGCAGGCAGGCGTAACGGCCTATACCTGGACCACCAGCCACGACGAGCGCGTCAGAGAGCGGCACAGGCAGCTTGATGGCAAAGTCTACAAGTGGGGACAGTCAACGGGTGCTGAGGGTGGATTGCCACCAGGGCAACCAGTTAACTGCCGGTGCATCGCTCGGGGTGTGGTTGAGTTTTAGTCCGGCAGGAACTGCTTGACGTCCCCGGGAACGTCGATGGGCATGGCGTCCATGTCGTCGGGACCGAGATAGACGACCTCAGTTGTTTCTACTGCAGCGCGCAGCGATCTGACCTCCTTGGTCAGCGCTTCGATCTTGACGTTCTGGTCAAGGATCAGCGTTCGCAGCTCTCGGAATTGTTTGTCGTCCATGGCCGCATATGGCGCATTCAAAGAAGGAATCGTCAAGTGGGGCTTCGAGACCGATTGCGAAGAGTAATCCTTCAGCATGAATCGCACCGGAAGAGTGTTGCCGCAATGCTCGCGGTGTCCAGCCCGGACAAGGTGGCTGAGACGCTTTCAGTAATGGCTGAGAACATTCGAGAACGAGGCGGCCTCACCGAGCCAGCGGACCTCAAGTAAGGGAAGCATTTCAATGCAATTCACTGACGCTGTAACGGTGTCCGGCACTCGTCGGACGGCCGATGGATATCTCATTGCCGAAGCTAAGTCGGTTCGCACCGGCATCCAGCTTTATTCAGGCGATGAGGTAGGCAAGCCATCTATGCCGATCGTGCGGGTCTATCGTCCTGCCGATCAGGTCTTTGCCGACGCCAGCCTCCAGAGCTTCACTCACGCCCCGGTGACAATGAACCACCCCGACGAGGCGGTGACAGCCGAGAACTGGAAAGACCTGGCTATTGGCGAGGTCAGCACGGCGGCAAAGAAGGACGGAGAGTGGGTTCATCTGCCGCTTATCCTGAAGGATGCCAAGGCTATAGCGGATGTTGAAGCTGGCAAGCGTGAGCTCTCCGCCGGCTACACCTGCGAACTTGTATGGGGCGACGGAGTGACGCCCGAAGGCCAGCAGTTCGACGCCACACAGACCAATATCAAGATCAACCATCTCGCCGTGGTGACACGCGCTCGGGCTGGTTCTCAAGCTCGCATCGGTGACGGTGCGTCGTGGGGCGCTGCCCCTTTCACCCCTGATCACAATCCAAAGAAGGAAACGATCATGACCCTGAAGACGGTTACCGTCGATGGCATCCCGGTTGAAGTAACCGATCAGGGTGCCGTGGTTATCGGCACGCTGCAGACGCGGCTGGCTGATGCCAATGCAAAGGCTGAAAAGGCCGAGGCAGCCCACACCGCGGCTCTTGCAGCCAAGGATGCAGAACTGGCGAAGAAAGATGCTGAACTCGACGCCGTGAAGGCGAAGGTTCTCTCCGACGCCGACCTCGACAAGCGCGTGCAGGACCGCGCCGATCTCATCACCGTGGCGAAGGCAATCGCCAAGGACGTGAAGACGGAAGGTCTGTCTGATGCTGCAATCCGCAAGGCGGTTGTCGTTGCCAAGATCGGTGACGCCGCAATCGCAGGCAAATCCGAAGCCTACATCGATGCGCGCTTCGATCACCTGGTCGAGGACGCCGCCAAGGGTGCCTCCGATCCGTTCGCCGCCGTCGTCAAGGATGGCGTCAAGCAGACCGACACCAACACCATCAGCACGGCCCACAAGGCCATGACCGATCATCTCACGTCGGCGTGGATGGGCTCTAACCAGAAGGGGGCCGCATAATGCCTGCGATCCAGACCACCTACGCAGCCACTCACGCCCGCTGGGTTGAGGGCATGATCCCCAACATGGAGCCGAACGACATCGTCACCCGCATTGCGGAAGACGTCGAAGGTATCGGCTTCGGCAAGGTTTGCGTGCAGGGCACGCTCGATAACCAAGTCGTGGACTCGGAAGCGACCGTTAAGTTCGCCGGCATCGCTGTTCTCGACACCACCCGGCCGACCGGCAAGTACGAGCAGTATGACAACGTCGCCGTCATCAAGAAGGGCGTCATCGTCGTACAGGCCTCCGAAGCCGTGGCCGTCGGTGACCCCGTCTATTACACCCCGGCGACCGGCGTCCTTTCCAAGACGGCGACCTCCAACACCCTCATCGCAGGCGCGCAGTGGGATACGAGCACTTCCGGTGCTGGTCTCGCAGTGCTGCGTCTCGGCTAACAGGAGCGATCTCAATGAACATGCACATGAACGACGCTCAGCAGGTCGCGATGAGCTTTCTCATCCGGCAGGCTACGCTGATCGAGCCTACCGTCTATGCAATGCGTTACCAGGAAATCCAGTACGCATCGCTGATCCCGGTCGACACGTCGGCGCCGGAATGGATCCAGTCCGTCACCTACTTCTCCATGGATGGTGTCGGCAAGGCGGAATGGTTCAACGGCAACGCCCACGACGTGCCGAAGGTCGAGCTGACCCGTGAAAAGTTCGAGACCAGCGTCAGCATGGCCGCAATCGGCTATGGATACACGCTGGAAGAGCTTGGCACTGCCCAGCTTCTCGGCATGAACCTGTCGGCCGATAAGGCATCGCTTGCTCGCCGCATCGCGGAAGAGAAGATCGACGCCGTCGCATTCGTCGGCGATACGGCCAAAGGCCTGCAGGGTCTGGTCAACTCGTCAACCCCGACGGCCACCACGGCGCCGGCAGACGGTTCTGGTTCGGCAACGACCTTTGCCAGCAAGACGCCTGACCAGGTTCTCCGCGATATCAACGCCCAGATCACCGGCATGTTCACCGGCACTCTTGGCGCAGAAATCGTGGACACGATCCTCCTGCCGTACTCTGTGTTGCTGGACCTCTCCACCCGCCGCATCGACGCCGTCAACCAGACCACGATCCTTGAATGGGTCGAGCGCAACAACATCTACACCCGCACCACGGGTCAGGCGCTCACCATCCGCGGCGTGTTCGGCTACCTCGACACTGCCGGCGCAGGCGGCACCAAGCGCATGGTTGCCTATCGTCGCTCGCCTGAAGTCCTGAAGATGCATCTGCCGATGCCCTTCCGCTTCATGCAGCCCTGGCAGACCGGTCCCATCAAGTTCGACGTCCCCGGCATCTTCCGTGTCGGCGGCGTCGATATCCGCCGTCCGAAGGCAGTCCGCTACCTCGACGGCATCTAAGGAGAGACGACCATGAAAGTGACGAATATCTCCAAGGGGCCGCGCGGTCTCAACTCCACGAAGGGCCCGGTTCTCATCGAAGTGGGCGAGACCGTCGAGATCGAGATCAACGAAGCTGAACTGAAGGTGTCCGAGGGCACCGGTTGGTTCACATTCGAGGGCGAGGCAGCCGGCGGCGAAAAGCTTGATCGCGATGAGCTGAAGAAGCAGGCCGATGAACTCGGCTTGCAGTATGCGGCCAATATCAAGTCCGAGAAGCTGAAAGAGCTGATCGACGCCAAGCTGGCCGAGTGATCACTACCCCCGGTGGGCAACTGCCGGGGGAACCTTACCAACGGAGATCGACATGGCAACGAATCCTTTCACCCGAGGCTTGAACGTCGCCTCCGATCTTGTCCCGGTGACCCCGAACGACGGCACCGATCTGGCAGAACCCGGCCGCGCCATTCGTTGTCGCCCGGATGGCGCCGCGGGAACGCTCCGGTTCAGCACCAATACTGGCGTCGTGCGCAACACCTATATCGACGCCGGCGAGACCATTCTGGTTGCCGTAAACCGTGTGCATGCCACCGGCACGACTGCGACGAACCTTGAAGTTCTGGTCTGACCCATCATTCCAACGTGAGGCCCCACAATGACCATCATCAAATCGAACCACGATGCGCCCTTGCCGGTCCCCGGTGGCCCAACCATCAACCCTTTTGCGACGGTGTCGGTCGACAACTTCGACGTCCTGCAGAACAACGACGTCGTAAAGGCTTGGCTTGCCGCCGAGGTGATCGAGGTTGTGAAGGAAAAGGCCGTTAAAACCGAAAAGGCTGAGTGATGGCCTATACTCCTCCGACACCCGCCTCATTCAAGGCTCGCTATCCGGAATTTGAGCCGGTCAGTGACGCACTGATCCAGCTTGTTTTGCAGGAAGCGTTCGATGAGGTGGGAGATACGTGGCTGGAGCGGGATCGGGCGCGTGCCCAAATGCTGCTCACCGCCCACAAGCTCACTATGGAAGGAGAGCCGGGGCGCAGCGTATCAGGGCAGGGAAGCGCAGGGACAGGCGCCGTTCGCCGCCGCAAGGTTGGTGACGTCGAGGTCGAGTTCGCCACTCCCGGCTCAGGTGTGGGTGGTTTTGCGGCCACTGGCTACACGGCGACCGTATACGGTCAAGAATACCTTGCACTCCTCAAGAAGAATTTTCCGTCGCCATTGGTGGTCTGATGCTTACCTCTCGTGTTGTCCGCAAGGTTTTCGTCAATGTGCCGAGCGTGATAACTGGCCCCAAGCGGGTCAAGGTCGGGTTCCCCGCCGGTGAGGCTGACGCTGATAACATCCAGAAGGCGATCTGGAACGAGTTCGGCACGCGGGGCGGGGCATCTGGTGGCGGATGGGGTGGGCCGGTTCCGGAACGTCCATTTATGCGCAACGCGATGCGGGCCAACCGCTCTGCATACCTATCGGCAATGAGGTCTTCGGCCGCAAAGCTGGTGATGGGGCAAGCCACCCTGTCGCAGATCATGTCGAAGCTCGGGATATTGGCGCAAGGCGACATTCAGGGCTCGATCACTTCACTAAGCAGTCCGCCGAACAGTCCGGTGACAATCGAGATCAAGGGCTCCAGCAAGCCACTGATCGACTCGGGTGAGATGCGCGCGGCTGTGACCTTCAAGGTGGATAACTCATGATCGATGTGGCCATAGCAATCGATGCCGAAGCCGTGTCGATGACGCGCACCCGCATGGTGGGCGGTGATTACAACGATGACGGGGAGTATGTTACCGGCGGCCCAGCTTCTGAGACTATCAGAGCAGCCATCCAGCCCATCAAGGGCAACCAGCTTATGGATATGCCGGAAGGCATCCGGACAGAGGCTCGCTGGCTGTGCTGGAGCCGTTCGTCACTGGTCGTTGACGACGTGATAACCCACAAGGGCATCACCTATCGGGTGCTGTTCGACTGGCCTCGAGACGAGGGCGCATTTTACCGCGCAGCGCTGGGCAGGACGACGCCATGAACGACAGAGATGCACACAGCCAGGTCGTTCGGTGGGTTGAGACCGTGACGGGCATCAACACGATAAAGGCCTACCAATCCGGCCCAGCCCCGACGACGCCTTACAACATGGTGAATATGCTCGGCAGCCGGGATATCCGCTCCCATGAGCAGGTAATCGAATATGCGGATCAAGGGCCAGACGTAAAGGCCACACCCGTCATTGAGGTGGAGTGGAGCTTTTCTGTCCACGCCTATGGCGGCAACCCGACGGACAATCTCCGCGGCATCAGGTCGGCGGCAAAGCTCTCTCAGGTGATGGAGCCGATGCTGCCGAGCCTGATCGTCCACGAGGTTTCGCAGATCCGCAATGTTCCGGACTGGATCAACAACCAGTGGCAACCACGCGCCCAGCTTGACCTATTCGTCAGAGGGCTGACGCGAGACGGCTTCCTGCTCGATGTGATTGAGCAGACTGAATTCAACATCGAACGGGTTTGATCCCAACCACCTGAAAGGAAACCGGTATGGCTGTTTTGCCTTACTCGCGGGTCGTCAATGTGACGCTCTCGCGCCAAGATGCTTTCCCCAGCCGTCGTGGCTTCGGGACCATCCTCATTCTCCAGTCCGTAGCCAAGGCCGGCAAGGTCGATGCGACCAATCGCACGAAGCTCTATGCCACCCTTGAAGAAGTGGCTGCCGATTTCGCGACGACTGACGACGCCTATAAGGCGGCGGCTGAAGCATTCTCGCAGAACCCGCGCCCTATCTCGATCAAGATCGGTTACTACGACGCCACCACGGCAACGAGTGCGGCCCTCCTGATCGCTCAGCTTGATCTGATCTACGCCTACGATTCCGACTTCTATCTGATCACGGTGGAAACGGGTCTGCGTGACCAGGCGAAGCTTGACGGCCTCGTGAGCTGGGTTCAGGCGAAGAACAAGATCGCCATCATCGACAGCAACGCAGTCGGGCTGCAGAACCCATCCGACACGGCGAACATCGCCGCTCGGTTCAAGGGTACGGTCGATCGCACCAGTGTTTTCTATCACACTGATGCGGCCGAGTATCCCGCCATTGCGCTGGCCGCTTACATGTCGACGCGGAATTTCGATGACGCTGACAGCGCCTACACGGCAAAGTTCAAGTATCTGTCGAGCGTTGCGCCTATCAATGTCGGCTCTGCGGCGGTGACGGCTATCACAGGGTTCACCCCTGGTATCGGGCAGTCAATCACTGCCGGCCATTGCGCAAACACCTACATCAACATCGGCGGGCGAAACTTCGTCGTGGAAGGGTCGACGCTCACGCCGAACGTCTTCCTTGATGAAATCCACGCGACTGACTGGATAATCGCGCGCACCGAAGAAGAGACGCTGGGCATCCTGCTCAACAATGCCCGCATCAAGTTCGATGATAGCGGCATGCAGCAGATCGCCTCGGCCGCTCGAATGGTTATGCAGCAGGCGAGCCGCGCCGGCATCATCGCTCAAGACCTGAACGAGAATGGCGAGTACGAGGCAGCCGTCGAGATCACCGTCCCGTCGGTCTTCTCTGTCCCTGCAAGCCAGCGTAAGGCCCGCATTGCACCGGCCATATCGGTTCGCTTTCGCTACGCCGGCGCGCTGCACTATGTCACGATCAACTACACCATGACGTTCTAAGGAGCTGACCAATGGCAAACACTTCCGCATACAGCATGGTCAACGTCACTGGAACGGTGGATGGCCAGGTTATTCAGGGGCTTTGGGATGGTGATGACGCTATCATTGTCACCCAGAGTTCTGACAAAGGTACCGGTCTCGTCGGGGCCGACGGTTCCGGCATCTTCTCGATTTCCGCCAGCAAGGCGGCTTCGATCAGCATCAAGCTGCAGCACACAAGCCCGACGCACCGGCTGCTTACGCAGAAGCTGAAGCGTCAGCAGGCCTTGGGCGGCACGGCTGCGGCTTTTCCGTTCTCGTTCATCGACAATGCCTCGGGCGAGGGCGGTGCGGCTGACAAGTGCTACATCCAAACGGCACCTGCAGACAGCAAGGGCGTCAATGCGACGGTTCGCGAATGGGTGCTGTGGACCAGCGAATGGTCTCCTGAAGTTCCGAACGCGTAACCACGAGACGGGTCAACGGCAGCGTGACCCTCTCACCTCGCAAGGCATCTGAAACTTGCCAGACCAAACGCCCCGCCGACTGACGATTGCCTCCCGCTGCTCCTCGGCATACCGACCTTTGGAGTATTTTATCCAGTCGACGGCGTGGCCGTTGCGGACCATCCAAGAGTTGACGTCTGCGCCATCAGCGCGCCGGCAGACCGCTACGACACGGTCATAGCTCTTGCCCTTTGGAATGCAGAAGGTCGGGCGTGACTGCGCAAGGAACTCATCGAGAGCGTAGGCACTGGTTCGGCCGCACCAATACGCCTCGCCAGATGATGTTCGGCACACTTGACGGGATTCTGGCGCGTCTATGCCGTCAAACCGGATGCGCTGTCCAGCGATATCGATCGTGTCGCCGTCGACAACGGATGCACGGCCAGCGATTTCAGCGGCGGAAGCGGGACCAGCTATTGCAACGACGCAAGCAAAAAGAATGGCTGCATTCATCTGCGAACGTCTTCCGCAACGATCACACCCCGGCACCCGGAGTGTTCACCGCTGGTGACCAGAATGGTGTGAGACGCAAAGCCCATGTCGGTAATGACGGCTTTGGTGCCCACGGGGACCATGCAGGACAGAAGCCGGAAGACCAGCATCGGGTTAGATTTGTGCACGCCGGCCTGGATGAGCTTGAACGCCTCGCTCTGGGTGTCGGAGTCTTTCCAGACGAATACGTTTTCAGAGCCCGATCTTCCCAATGTTACCTCCTGAGCGGCAGCAGGGGCGGCAACCAACATAGCAATTGAAGCGACTAGAGCAGCGCGCAAATAGAAATTCCTCCGGAGACTAGAATGGCCGATCGCAAGATAGATGGGATTGAATATCATGTCGATCCACTCCCAGCAGTTGAATCTATCGAACTTTATGCTGACATTCTGCGACTGTTAGGACCGGCTGCCAATCGGCTGCCTGCTATTATCCTGTCTCTGCAGGCCGATAGCGAGGGACAGCAGATGATGGCCGATGTTGCGGCGCTTGCTGCAATTTCGGATATCCTGTCACGCGTGACCAGCCAGGAAGTCTCTGGGCTTGCTGCTCGCATCGTGGGCATAGCTTCCATCAAACGCCAGTCCGGTAACTATGAGCCGTGCGACCTCGATGGAGACTTCACTGGTAAGATCGGCAATGTCGTGCCGCTGATGAAGTTCGTTCTCGAGGAGCAGTTCCGCGATTTTTTTACCGGAGGACGCCCGAATGGAATCATCGGGCTGCTGATGGAGGTCTTACAGACCGCGAAGTCAGGCAAATAGCGCCGAACGTCAATCTGTTTATCTACCGGCCGGCCCTATCGAACCCACCGCTTTGCAGTTTCCTTGAGTGCGAGAAGATCACACTCAAGCAGTTGCTCGACATGCATGAGATTCTTGACCTACGGGTCGCCGCCGTTGAAAAAGCCAACAGGACGAGAACCTAGAGATGACCATTGCCGGCGAACTCGTCAACATCCTTGGCTTCAAGCTTGAGGGTGAGCAGAACCTCAAGAAGTTCAACCAGGGCATGGACGATGCCGAGGTCAGTGCGAAGAAGACATCTGATCGGGTACGCGCCCTCGGGATCGCTGCGGGAGCCGTAGCAACAGGGGCCATCGCGGTCGGAACAACTGCCGTCAAAAACTTCGCAGCCTTTGAGCGAGAGATGGGGCGCATTGGCACCACGGCCGGCGCGACGGTCGCTGAAACGGTGAAGGCGTCAGATGACGTGCAGGCGCTCTCCAAGCGCTTTGCTCTTCCTCTGGAAGAAGCTGTAAGCGGCTTGGACACGCTCACGGCTTCGGGGATGGACCTTGACCAGGCGATGGCCTTTCTGCCGTCGGTCCTCGCAACGGCTCAGGCCTCTGGCGCGGCAGTCTCTGATATCGCCAACACGGCGCAGAAAGCATCTTCAGCCCTGAAGATTGAAGCTGGGGATCTCCAGAAGGCCTTCGACATCATGGTGTCGGGTGGCAAGGCTGGTCAGTTTGAACTAAAGGACATGGCGGCGTCTATCCCGACGCTGGCAAACTCGTTCGCAAATCTTGGTTATTCTGGGCAGGAGGGTCTTCAGAAGCTTATCGCGATCCTCCAGACCCTTCGCGAGGACACCGGATCGGCGGGGCAGGCCGCAACTCAGGCTCAGAACATATTCGCGAAAATGTTCAGCCAGGAGACAGAGAAGAATTTCAGCGACTTCGGCGTCAACATCCGCGACGAGGTCGATAAGGCCGTCAAGGCAGGCGAGGGCGCGATCGAGGCCTACGTCCGTATTTCACGGCGGGTTATGGCTGATAATCCGACCGCCAAGCTTGTCGACCTGTTTGCCGATCAGGAATTCCAGCTCGGCATGCAGTCGTTGATGACGAGTGCCGATTCCTACGAAAAATTCCTGAATGCGGTGAACGGCGGCGAGGTAGACGGCACGGTATTCCGTGATCTTGAGCGCTTCACCACCGACACGACGGCATCCATCCAGAGGCTCAGCAGTTCTTGGGACAGCTTCATGAAGTCGCTCGGCGGGGCGATAGCGCCGACGGCGAGCGGGGCACTGGACAAGCTGACCAACGAAATCAGCTACCAGGACGCGGTCTCGAAAGAACTGGAGAAGCAGGGTTACAGCTTTCTCGGACGGCAGTTGTGGATGGGTTCGAAAGAGCAGAAAGATGCTCTGGCGCGTGCCGGCGGCTACGTTCCGAACAATGACCCTATCGCTCAGGAGGCGGCGAAGAGCACCCCGGCCGCATATAAGGCGCTTGGAAGGCGTCCATCGCGGCCGATGAGCAAGACGCCCGATACCGCTTATGGATACAACGAACCCGCGCAGAAAGAACTACCAGCGAACGTCTTCGCCGGTTTCGAGGCCCGCATGGACAAGCTGGCGGCGGTAGCAACGAGCACCCCACCTGAGGTCAACAACACAGTCAACGACAGCAGAGACCAGTCCACAGTCGTCAATGTTGGCGGCGTGGTGGTCAACGGCGTTCCCAATGTCTCCGCGGCTGTCGGCGGCGCCGTGGGCCGTGCTGTCGGGCAAGCCGCCGTTGGTCGCGCCTCGCGCTTTGAGAAGGACGATGCATTCTGATGCCAGCCATTGCCTTCTCTCGCCTCATCGGGCCGGTCCCGATCGACTGCGTCATTACGGAAAACCCCGTCTCGGAACTCCTGATGACGGAGATACCGATCGAGACAGGATCGAAGATCACCGACCATGCCGTGGTCATGCCGAAGCGGGTTTCGCTCGACATCGCCACAGCGAACGCCACGGCCTCCTATGGGGCCTTGGTCGCATTTCAGGAAAGCCGGGTGCCGTTCACGCTCGTGACGGGCCTCGCTATCTTCCGGAACATGCTGATCAAGCGGATCGACCCCGAGCGGGACGCATCGTTCTCGACCATCCTTCGCTGCCGTGTGGAACTGCAGGAAGCAATCCTTGTCGGAACAGCTTATGCAGCTGATCCAGAAGGCGACAACTACGAGCGCGGCAAGGCGGGCGGGGAAAAGAGCTTGAAATCGGCCGCGCCGGCTCCAGAACGCTCTCGCGATCCTGTAACAGCCGATCGCTCCACAGGCACTGTTCAGCGGGGTGATGCCGGCGTGGTAACGGTTCCGTCAAGCCTTCCGCTGCTATCCAGCGTCTTTGGGTGACCAGATGAATGTATTCACGATAACGGATCATGCCGATCAGCAATTCGGCACGATCATCAACGGATCGCGCGTATCGCTCAGGCTTCGCTATAACCCGAGCAATGACCGGTGGAGTTTTGATCTGTCGCTTGATGACAAGCCAGTGCTGCAAGGTCGTCGGGTGGTGACAGGCATCGATCTGCTGGCGCCATTTGAATTCGGGATCGGCGTTATGTTCGCTGCGGCGGTCAAGCCTGGTTCTGTTCCGGATCGCGATGCCCTGCCGGAGGGCAATGTGCGCTTCTATCACGCGACACAGGAAGAAGTAGATGCTGCAATATCTGCGTAAGGTCAGCGCCGAGTTCTCGGGTGGCCTCACGCTGAACCCTGGCGGCATCGCGCTGCATGAGATCAAGATCGATTTCCAGATCACCAAGGGCATTAGTTCCAAGTCCAACACGGCCCGGATATCGATCTGGAACCTGACGGAAAGCCATCGCAATTCGATGGGCAAGGAGTTCGACAAGATCACGCTTAAGGCCGGGTACATCCCACCAGGCGATTCCGGCAACGTCGGTGTGATATTCAAGGGCGATGTGCGAGACGTGGAGCACCAGAGAGACGGTGCTGACATCGTCACCATTATTTCCTGCGGCGACGGGCAGAAAGCTCTCCTGCGGTCGAATATCTCGAAGACTTTCCCAAAGGGTACACCCACGAAGGACGTCATCGAAGAGATTTACAAGCAGATGGAGAAGGAAGGCATCGACCGCGGAGAATGGAAATTCCCCGACGGCATGCCGAAGGAAACCAAACGGCCTTACTCGATGTGCGGCTCTTGCCGGCGTGAACTAGATACGCTTGGCCGCAGCAATAAGTTCTATTGGTCGCTCCAGAATGAGACTTTGGAGATTGTACCGGGTGACAGCTACATCGGTGGCGTTGTCCTGCTCACTCCTGAAACCGGCATGATAGGCACCCCTGCAATCACTGACAACGGGGTGCGAGTCTCGGCGCTTCTCAATCCGGAGATCAGGCCGAACCGCCGCATCCAGATTAAGAGCCAAACACTCGAAATGAACGCGGCTGACGGGATGTATCGTGTCTCCGAAGTTACCTATTCCGGTGACAACCGCGATGGAGATTTCCAAGTCGACATAACGGCCGAGGCGATCAAAGGCGGCAAGGTCGACCAGGGGGTGAATGGCTGATGGCTGGATACCTCGGGAAGACCACGAACGACCCGCGTGACGTCACGGATCGACAGGCGGAGTCGGAGCGTGAAGCGCAGTGGGGGCCGATACCGGGCGAGATCGTCTCCTATAACGGCCAGACAGCCACGGTGAAGCCGCTCTACAAGCCGATCCATAACGGAAAGGCTGTGGACATGCCTGTCCTGCTGGAGGTCCCTGTTGACCTTCCTCGCACTGCCAATGCCGGGATAACCTTTCCCATCCCGGTCGGCACAAGAGTGATGCTCGCGCCGATGATGCGCAGCATGGACAATTACGATGTTGACGATGACGGCACCCCTTCTGATGCTCGATCGTTCAGCCTCTCCGATATGCGAGCAACAATCGTCGGCGGCGACAGTCTCAAGTCGCCGCTTGAGAACGTTGACCTACAGAACACCCACATCCGGTTCTCGGCCGACGGCAGCTTTGGAATGAAAGGCAGTCCAGACGGCAAGTTTCAACTAATGGGCGCCGAGGGAGACGTTCTGGATGTTCTCGCTCAGGTGTGCGAACTGCTTGCCGTACTGACAACTACCGTTTCGAGCGGTTCATCAACTGGCGTTTGGCCTATTACGCAACAGGCGGCGCTGGGAGCGTTGGCAACAAAATTGAGGGCCATGGTTCTATGACAATCCCTCGCACCGGTCTGGCAATCGATCAGGCCAGCAATGACCTATACCTGGCCGCTGACGGCAATCTGTCTTTGGTGATCGATACTCTTGCCGTGGGGCAACATGTGCGCCAGCGGCTGTCCACGTTCGAAGGCGAATGGTTCCTCGACACAACAGCTGGTGTGCCGTGGCTCGATGAGATTTTGGGAAAGTCTTATGACCCTGCGCTGGCTGAGAGCGTTGTGAAGGCGGAAATCTTGGACACCGATGGAGTGACGGAAATCACATCGTTCTCGGTATCGTTCGACCGCGCGTCTCGCGGGCTCATAATCCGATCCGTCAATGTCATTTCAGAATATCAGGAAGAGGTGTCGGTATGACTGAATATGGTGTCGTAACGACTGGTTTTTCCCGCAAACCTCTGACGGTGATCATTGCCGAGCTTGAAGCGGCAAACATCATTTTCTTCGGCCCCGGCCTGATCCAGACCTCGCAGTCTCCCATGGGTCAGTTGAACGGCCTGCGGGCAGATGCGATCACTCAGGCGTGGGAAATCGGGGAGGAAGCTTATCAGTCGCGCGACCCGGAACAGGCGGAAGGTATCAACCTTGATATTCTGGCCCGCCTGCGCCTGATCTCGCGAGTTCTGGGTGAGAGCGACGAAAGCCTTCGGCAGGCGATCACCAATGCCGGCGTTGCCAATACGCGCGATGCTGACTTCTATCGGGCCGTGCTGAACGTCGACGGCGTCACATGGGCGAAGATTTACAGCAACGACACCGGCAGCACCGATGCAAACGGGATCGCCGCCCATTCTGTCAGCGTGGCGGCTCTAGGCGGTTCTGATGAAGAGGTGGCCACGGTCGCGCGGCAATACATCGTTCCGGGCATATCGAGCTATGGCAACACGGTGGTGTCGACGGAGATTGACGGTTTCTGCCGGTCGATCAGCATCATGCGGCCGATCGAGACGCCGATAAAGCTGGCCATCACGGTTTCGAAACAGAACGGCGCCGACGGTTGCCCGCCTCCGTCTAATGCCGCAATCGCTCAAACTCTGTTTGCTGGGCTCACCGGTGCCAACCGGCCGGCGAACGGACAGGACATCACACTGCACATGATCCGCACCATCATTTCCTGCGTCTATCCAAACGTGGAAGTGACCGCGGGGGAGGGCGCACTGGTTGCCGATGCTCTGGCAGCGCTGCCTCTGGCTATCGCTTTCAACCAGATTGCAACCATCACGCTCGACAACATCACAGTGACGGCGGTTTGAAATGGAGTGCCCGGATAAGAGCGCATTCGTTGAGGAGCGGATAGACCGGATCCTCACCCAATACCGTGAAAGCCCGAACCTACTTTCGATCATCCGCCAGGACTTGGAGCAAATCGCTGACGCGGTTATCGAGACCTGCGAGATACCTTCGAAGTTCGATATCCTCGATGCGGTGGGTGATCAGCTGACGATCATCGGGCGCCAGCTTGGTTGGCCCCGGTGCCATTGCATATGCGTTCCTGTTCCGGTTTTCGGATTTTCGTGCGGCGTGACAACGCCAAACCAGCCTATCGTCGGGCTTTGCGAAGGCGGAGTCTGGTCGAACTGCCAAGAGGCCGGCACGGGCGACATATGCCTTGATGACGATGAGGTCTATCGCCGCTTCCTTCTGGCGCGTCGTTACCAAGTCCGCCAACTTTGGGACATCGACAGCCTATCGGCTGCCGCGCAGCATCTCTGGGGTGATTTGGCGACAGTCACCAGCCTTGGCGGTGCGCGCGTTGCGGTATCGCCAGGCCGTACGTTGACCACGCTGGAACAACTCATGCTGCCTGTTGCGTTCCGAGTTCTGCCATTGGCGCCGGGAATCACGCCTTACATCAGCCTCCAGACCGGAAAAGTCTTCGGCTTCGGCGCAGGCTGGGGCGGCCTCTGTGACGGCTCATCGTGGCTCTGTCCTGAGCCGATTAACCCATATCTCTGCAACTAAAGGAAAAGTCACATGGCTTTTTACACTGACGGTGTTGTTCCGTGGAACAGCCTCGATGACAACACGCGTGCGCCTTTGGCTTCGGAGCTGGAGGGCGGCTATCCGTGCGGCGAGGCAGATCAGCAATTGTTCAACTGGACCGCCGGTTGGTCTATGGGCAACATCTGGAACATGATCTTGCAGGGCGGGATCACGCCGGACACTGACAGGCTTCTTGACCTCGCTCGGGCCATCCAGACAGGCAAGGTAAGCTACGCTGTGGCGGCTGGCACAGCCAACGCCCGCACTGCCACGATCTCTCCGGCGCCGACGGCATATATTGATGGTATGCCGGTGACGTTGCGGATTGCGGCTACCAACTCAGCCGCTGCAACGCTCAATTTGAACGGCCTTGGGGTTATCCCCATCACACTCCCTGATGGCAGTGCTCTGGCAGGGGGGGAAATCCCAGCAATCGCGAAGTTTATCATTTACAGCAACACAGCCGTCCTTACCAACGCGAAACCGAGCACTATTACAGGCGTCGGCGGGGTTCAAAATGTCGTATCCTCCCCAAACACCGCCATTGCGTTGAACAACGTTGCTGTCGCGGTGCCGTGGGCGACTGCTGCTGGCGGCAGCATCTACGGTACGATCTCGGGGTCGGTTTTTACCTTCACAGTTCCCGGTCTCTACGCAATTTCAGCGCGCATGCAGATTAGCGTAACCGGCACTCCAACCGGGCAATTTGACACTGCTTTGGCAGCGGTGATCAAGAACAACGGCACTGGGGGGCAGGTTACGGTTTGCCAGTTCGCAGATAGTAAGACGCTGATCGCAGGCACCCCAGCGAATAGTTGGATCTCTGGATCTGGCGCAATCGCTGCGGTGGCGGGTGACACACTTATTCTTACCGGCCTAGAATCTATCTCCGGTGGTGGAACTTTTACGAGCGGCAACATCTCGGCTGCTTCCATTACGATCAATCGTACTCAGTGAGATCAAAATGTTGAAACTTATCTATTCTCGCTACGTAGCCGCCGGTGGCGCTCTCGAATTCGACGCCTTTCAACATCCGCTGACTGGGCTTGTTGCGATCTCGATGATTGATGAGAAGCCAGTTATTACTCGTTGGGATGAGGCTCTTGAGGCGCTCAGCATTACCAAGCCAACTGACAAGGAGCTGGTGGAGGCATTGAATGCCGGTCCGGAAATCGAAGAAGCCCGTGACACAAGGATCGCGCTTCTTAACGCTAGCTGCGCCGAAGAAATCACAGGTGGCTACAAATCTGACGCGCTTGGTGAAAATCACACCTATCCGTCTGACGATACGGCACAGCGGAACATGATGGGCAGCTTCATTGAGGCGCTAATCCCCGGTCTGCCGGATGATTGGACAACCCCATTCTGGTGCGCCAACGAAGAAGGCACGTGGGCGTATCGTCCTCACACAGCTTCACAAATCATTGCGGCTGGACGTGCAGGAAAGGCGCATGTCATCGCTTGCCAGACAAAGCTCGATACCCTCACGGCGCAAGTCAACGATGCGGAGACCGTCAATGAAATTGCGTCCATCGCTTGGTAGCACGCTGCCGATTCTTTTGATCACTATACTTTAGGTTGACCTTAGGCTTGGAATTTGCTGATGGAATACGACCGTAGGGGAGTTTTTGGAATGAAGTTTCTAGGTATTGTCGCGGCCGCAATTTTTTCCTTGTTTGGCACTCACTTGATCGCGCAAGAGCTTGAAGTGAACCCGACCGGGAAATTCCTCTGTGGTGGCCCACACCCGCGCTGTTCGGTGATGGATCAGTCGACATATGGCTATCACCAGTTCAACAAGCGGCATGTGGGCCAATATGCCGGCGTCTCCCATCTCCTCGAAAACGGGCCGCCGATGGAGCACTATCAGACGTTCCTCGGGGAAGTCATTTCCCAGCGTCCGAACTCCAATGCGGTAGCCATCTGGGGTGATGCAACCGCCAACGTCCATAACGCTCGGGTCTGGGGCGGCTTCTTCTCCGCCCGTTCGTGGCCTAACTCCGGCGATAGCCAGCTTATTGGCTTGGAGATCGACGTCCTGAACGCTGGTCTGGACGGCGTCTATCCAAACCACTCGAAAGTTGGTCTTCAAGTTGTCGGGTTTGGCGCAAGGAACACCAACGCGATTGAAATTCTCACCGAAGGAAACGGGAATGGACGCTGGCAGAATGCCATAACCATTTCTCCAGATAGCATTTCCCATGACGGGACGGTTATCGGCGTCGGGCCGCAACAGGCGAATATCGGCCTTGATTTCAGAGGCTCGAATTTTGCCGATTCGGCAATGATCGTTGGAACCAACAACAAGGTCACGTTTCGGACCCCCGGAAAGTATGACGCAGCAATATACCGCGATCCGTTCTATGACGGACACCTTGTTATTCAGGCTGCGCCGAATGGCATCAGGATCACCAACGCGCAAAACACCGAAAACCTCGTCATCATCACTGCTGATGGGGATGTCATTTCCAAATATGGCAGTATGAAGAATCTGGCCGAGCGGATAACCGCTCTTGAGGCAAAATAAGCCAACCAAACATCGGATCAGTAGGGCGCTCTTCGGGGCGCCTTTTTTGTATCCACAATCAGGACATCGCTATGACTTACAAGCTTCCGCTGGAATGGCTCCAGCCGGTTAAGATGGCGCGCATTATTGTGCACTGGTCTGCCGGCGCGTATCGGGCGTCAGATCTCGACAAGGAGCATTATCACTTCATCATCGAGGGAACCGGCAATATCGTTCGTGGTGATCACACGATTGCTGACAACGTCAACACCGCAGACGATAATTATGCCGCTCATACTCGCGGATGCAACACTGGCTCGATCGGCGTTTCCTTTGCCTCTATGGCTGGTGCGATTGAAAGCCCGTTCAACCCCGGCAAATTCCCGCTGACGGAAACGCAGTGGGCGAGGGGCATGGAGGTGATTGCCCACCTTGCCTCGTTTTACAAAATCCCTGTCACCGACAAGACCATCCTGACCCATGCAGAAGTGCAGCCGAACCTTGGCATCAAGCAGAATGGCAAATGGGACATAACCCGCCTGCCGTTCGATGCTTCCCTGATCGGCGCCAAAGCCTGCGGTGACAAGATGCGGCGCGATGTGAAAGCACGTCTCTAACCACTCATAAAAGGAACGATCATGTTCAAGTCTCTGCTCATCGTGGCAGTGGCAGCCTTTGGCCTGTCCGCTTGCCAGTCCACCGGGTCGATCGATACCGGCATTCGCAACAGCCTTCCACAGGTCTGCTCGGCAGGCGAAACGGCCTATGCCGTGCTTCAGCCCTTTATCGTTGCTGACCGCCTCAAGCCGAAGACCACAGCCGCCGCACAGGCCGCCTACCAGAGCCTTCAGTCACTCTGCGCGAACAGAGACACCGCAACGCTCGCATCGACACTGGTGGCCGCTTCCAGCGCTTACCTGACCATCAGCATCGCCGTATCCGAAGCCAAGAAAGTGGAGAAATAAAATGGACTGGAACACCGTACAGCAGCTTTTGCGCATCCTCCTTCAGTTCGGCTCCGGCGTCCTGATCAGCAAGGGTGTTTTGACCGAAGAGATGGCCATCACGCTGACCGGCGGGATAATCTCTGTCGCCTCTGTCGTCTGGTGGCTGGTCTGGAACAAAAAGGCCGTCAAGTAAGGAGCACACCATGACCGGATTGAGCTTGATGACCGGCCTGTCTCTCGTTGGTCCGGGCATGTCGGGGAAGCGTGCCAACGCATTTAGCCCGTTCAAAACGAAGCTTGAGGCAGGTCAAGACGTTAATATATTCGTCAATGGAGACAGCACCGCATGGGCTGATTTCAGCCCTTACTTTCTGTTCCCTAAGATGCTGGGCGACAAGTATAATGCTACCGTCGTTATGCGCCGCTGGGCCGAATATGACGGTGTTGCCGGCACATGGACCGGCCCGAAGGATTATGCGGCCCCCGTAACGCTGCGATCGGGCACATCCCAGACCATCAACGTGTATCTCGCGGCGATCCCTGAAAAGGTTGCTGGCACGATTTTCGACGGCACCCGCAAGGCCAATGCCATAGACGCCATTCCGACGCCGGATGTTTGCATTACTCATCACGGCCACAACATGTTCTCATATCCGACCATCGCGGGGTCTACCGGCATTGGTTTCTATTCCAACGGGATCGGCAAATGGCTCGGCCCCATCGGCATGCAGGAACTGCAGTGGCCGGGTGTGCCGCAGGTAATCACGGCGCAGAACCCGAAGAAGGACTACAGCGACAATTACAAAACGTACTATGCGGCCAAGTATGCCGCGCAAGTGCATGGCGGGATAACGTTCATTGACACCTACATGCCGTTTATCCTGCGGGATAACGCTTCAAATCTGTTTCGTGGCGGGGATAACGTCCACCCAAGCGATGCAGAGGCAAATTATGCCGGTGCGCAGTTGCAAGCCGACACCATCATGTCATCGTTCAATGCTGCTGCGCTGAAACCTTTTTCAACTCCGGTCTGGCCGCTGCAATCCGGGGCGAACATGATCGACAACGGCGATTTCTCCAACTGGTCTGGAGCGCTGCCGGTGGGCTGGACGACTAACGGCGCTGGGCTGACCGTAACCAAGGAAACCGGTATAAAATACGGTGGCGCTGCATATTCCTGCAAGATTGCTCCCAGCACTGGTATCTCGGGGCAAAACTCGTATTTGCAAAAATATCTGTCCGGCACTGAAATGGCGCGCATCGCTGGCAAAACGGTATGCTTCGCTGCGCTGTGCTATTCGGTTCGGCCGCAGGTAAATGCGACCACGTATTTCTCAGTGAAAAACGCCTTCGGCAATGTCCGTGATTACGTGACGGGTGCGGTCATGGACTGCCAGGATGGATGGATGTGGTATGTTTCGGCAGGAATTCCGATCGTCAACGATCCTAACGAGGCGTGGCGATATCTTCGCCTTATCCCTTCTCAGCAGGTTCCGAACCCCGCGACCAGCGATCCTCTGATCGTCCAGCGGGTGCTTATCACGGAAGGGTTGCCTCCTAGGGGCGTGATTGCGTGATAACGACAAACCTCTGTATTCGTTTTTGTCTATAATTATATCGCCAATACTTTAGGAGATTTGATTATGGATAGACCAACGCTACGGGCGATTGAAGATCACCTGATTGCTGCTCTTCGGTTGGCTGAAAAGGCAGACATCGGACTGGCAATATACTTGATAAATGTGATCCTGATGGACGTCCGGGATAGGCTCTCAGGCAAGATAAAAGAAAACTAACCGGACCATCGTCATCGACGCATCGCCCTCGACCTATGGCCGGGGGCTTTTCTTTACTCGCATGCAGGCTGGGATAATGGCAGGAAACCAAGAGATGAGCAGCAACGGCTTCGATCCGATGGCCCAATATGCCCGATTATCCGAGCGGGTAGAGAACCAGGGCAAGGACATTGTCGATCTCCGGTCGAACATGAACACCGGGTTCCAGACGATCAACACCAGCATTTCGCAGTTGTCGAATGAGCTTCGGAATTCCAGCAAAACGCAGTGGCCGGTGATCTGGGCTGCCGCCGGCGTTTGCTTTACCGTTCTCGCCACCGGCGGTGCATTCTTCTACAACAGCCTCAGCAAGGGGCAGGATCGGCTTGACCTGATCGTGGCGAAAAATGCCGAGACATCACAGACGGCAATCACCGCTGTTGTCGACAAGATGGTCACACAGAAGGAAATGGAGTGGCGCACTGCTCGCGGCGCAGAGGACAGAGCCAGAATGGAAACCTCCATTAAAGAGGTCCGCGAAGCGCTTCAGAAGCAGATAGATGAGCAAAAGGCCAACTCCGCATCGGTCTACACGCCCCGTGATATCCTTCTAGACAATCGGGAGAGAATTGATCGGTTGGAGCGTCAACGGCTGTCACCGGGTGGCTGACGTGTCTTTGAACATATCCCAATAAGGATAATGTTCAGCACACCACCAGTGCGGCTTTTCCACCTTCGACTTGCTGTAGCCAAGGCCTCCCCACTTTTTGCAGCCGGGATGTTCGCAGTAATGCTCTTCGATTACACCATCGCCTGCTTTGTTCGTCTGGTCACTCACTAATCAATGTCCTTTGCGAGAGGTTTGTGGCGGGCTATAGGCCGCGACGGGCAATCCCCCGCCGGCGTGCATCTCCTTCGTCCACTCATGGAGGGCGTCGGCTGGAGAATTGGCCTTTACCCAGGAAATCAATGGGCCGGAAAGCGCTGGATCGAGATAAAGTATGACGGTCAGCGACAAGGCATCACTGAAGAGCAATTGCATGGAGGCACCGGACGCCCGCGTTTCGTCCTCCCAGAACCTCTCCGGGCCAGCATAGGCATAGACCTCAAGAAACCCCAGCTTTGTTTTGGCAGCATCGATAAGCCTAGCATCAATGCTTCGCGGCTCCACTTCATCCATATCCATGTAATCGCCATCCGCCTGTTGGCCGGTTACCAGAATGCCATGCTCTTTGAGAACCTCTGATTTTATGAGCATCTGCTTTCTCCTATCCGAATAGATCGGCCGTCTTGGTCTCATCTTCGACCGGTAGCAGCACTAGCCCGTCATCAGGCAAGGGCCGCTGAAGTTCCTTTGCTTCCTCCCATGGCGCGGTCAGCCACATCTCCACCTCATCCTTATTTGTCAGAATGACCGGCATAGCCTTCGGGTGGATCGGTTTGACGACGCTGTTCGGATCAGTCGTCAGAAATCCGTAAAGCTGGTGATCACCCTCGCGCGGGTTCTTCATTGATCCGCGCACGCCATGCCATTCTGTCCAGATGCCGGCGAAGAAGGCGAGGGGAGTCCCCTCATTTAGCGCAAACCAGCGCTTCGTCTTCCGGGGCTTGGTATCTTCCCATTCGCAAAAGGTCGTCCACGGAACGACACAGCGGTTTTCTGGTCGCAGCCATCGGCGCCAGTGCGGGGAGGTGACATTGCGAATGTTGGTCACGCCGGTATCAGGTTTGCCCTGCGTCACGAACTGCGGCGACGGCATGCCCCATGTGAGCCCGACAAGCTCTCGTCCGCTTTCGCTGTTGCGTACGACTGGCGCCGGCCGGTCTGGGTAGACTTCAACATCCGGCTCCAGGTTAAGCCGCTCCTGCATGATGCCCACGATGTCGCGGATCGATTCCTGATTGGTTTTCACGCGGTACAGATTACACATGCTCACCTCGGCAATTTTGCAATTGTGATGTAGGAGCCGCCTTTCTCGCCGCACTTCCGGCACTTTAGACGGGGCTGCAGTTCCTGGAGGGCCGTGTTACCTCCGACCATCTTTATGAGCTTCCAGCGTGGTAACTCCGTCACATGCTTGCAGGATCCACACCCGGCCACAACGACTTCCCAAGAGCGTAGATCGCACACCCGCACACCAGCTGCTTCTTCTTGCGCCGCTTTCTCCGTTCGCTCCTCGAAGGTCCAATAGTAGCTCATCCTGCATCGTGGGCCGAAATCTTCCTTCGATTTTGGGCATCCTATAAGTTTCTGCGCAATCATGCGGAGCGGACTTGGGGCCGGGGTAGCGGTAAATTCAGCTTTCACCGCCTTGCCATCAAACGACCGAAGAAGCTCACAATCCTCGCAGATGACCCATATTCTTTCTCTGTCGAGTTCCTTGTAATCGTAGCCGTTATCGTTTGCTGTCATCCCGGTCTTCAT